AATCCAGTCGCATGCGAATAAGCATAGGTTGTTCCTTGAATAACTGGATGTGACTATGTAGGAATGCATTAAATTCCGGTCGACCAAATTCATCAATCTCACCAGCTGAATAATTAGAAGGTTCCTTAGGTGCCATATCAAAGGCACGATTGAACTCCTGTACTTTTTCAAAATTCGTTTTGTTGGAAGATGTTGCCATGTTGCTTTCCATTATTGTTCTGTATGTTTTATTATCTTTTATTATAATTTAGTTATACTAATTACAAAATCAATTTTTTATTACATTATTTTACATTATTTGTTATTTGTTATTTTTAGTGCACATTTAATAAAAAATGTAAAACATTTAATCTTTATGTAAATAAATATAATAATTACCATCATCACTACTACCACCGCCAGTTTTAATTGATTTAGAAGTACTAGTTTTTTTAACTAATGATAAAGCATCACCGCATTTACTAATTACATCTTTAATTACTTGTAAATCTACTTGGTAAAATTCTTTACGTTTTCTGTATTGTTTTTCTTTAATAACTGCTTTTAGACATCTTTCAACACCTTTTACATCACTAGTTTTATAAACGTGTTTAACTTCTATATTATCTGCATGGCTAGTATGATGTGTAGTTAATCTTTTTTTGAAATCTTCAGTAGAACCTATTTTATATACATTATGTAATGATATATCTTCGGGAGTTTTAAGAACATATACAACACCTTCATCTTTTGATATTTCAATTGGTTTCATATTACGTTCTAATACCTTTACACGATTGCGTAAATCATTAATAATGTTATCTTTGTATTTATCAATGTGTTTTTCTAATTGTATGTAATATGAACGGACTTCTTCACCTTTTGACGATTTAGTAAGCATACATATGCGTTTAAAACAATCTGGAGTAAGATAAATTGTTTCTAATGGTCTACCAACAGAAGTATTTTTAGATAAAGATATTTTATAGTCAATATTTTTACGATATGTTTCTGATAGCGTTTTTTTAATATTACCTCTCAATATATTTAACCATTTTGAAACAGCATCTATATTTACTACAAAATCTGTATCATCTGTATTTTCATCATAAAGACTAAAAAAATCATCAATAAATTTTATTAATTCATCTTTAATATTATTATTTTTTAAATATTCAATAATATTAATTTTATTTACTGTATTAATTATTATTTTATTACTTTCTAAATTAATTTGTATATTTGTTTGAAAATTATTATTAATAAATTCATTATTAATATTATTATTAAATTTAACTGGTATATAAATTTCTATTTTTTTAATTATATCATTTAATTTTTCTTGATTTTTAGACCATATTAAAATATTAGCAATATTTGTAGTTTTATTTTTATGTATTCTATTTGCTCTACTAATGCGTTGTATTAAATTTATTGGATTATTATTTGGATGTATTAAATATATACTATCACATTCTGGTATATCTATTCCTTCATCAAGAATATGAACATTTAACATTATACTTATTTTAGTAGTATTATTTCTAAACTTAGTTAAACTTGAATTACGTATTGTTTTGCCTGTGGAATAATTAATATTATATACTGCAATTTTAAAATTATAATATAGATTTATTGTTTTTAATACATTTTCAAATGTATCTGCCTCTTCAATACTTTTTAAATATACTATGCATTTTTTAATACCTATAGTTTTTATATTTTCAAGTAAGAAAAAAGCCTTATTTATTAATATTGTTTTTTCTAGATTATCTATTTGTATTTTAGTATTATTTATATGTTCTATTATCTTATCATTATTTGGGTAATAAAAATTATAATCACATATATACTTGTTTTTAATTGTTTCATCCCATTTTAAAGTATATTTAACATTTCCAAATATATTATCATATTGATTATTATATTTTTTTGGTGTTGCACTGACAAATAATATTTTATTATTACTTACCAATAATTTATTTATTTCATTATTATTATCTGTTAAATTAGCATTACTTAAATTATGACATTCATCTATTACTATAAAAATTGACCCTGTTAATTTATTTATTAATTTATTAATAATATCACATGAATTAAATGTAGAACCAAATATATTTTTTTTACATAATTTAATATTATCTATATTTCTAGAGTGTTGTGAGCTAATTAAATTAAAATTAATTGGTTCTTTTTCTTTAGAATAGTAATTTTTATAATGTTTAATTAATTGTTCTGTTGTTGATATTAAAGGACTTAATAAAATAATATTATCATATTTTAATGATATTAAATAAGTAATTAATGTTTTACCTGTTCCGCAAGGCATTTCTAATATACTTCTATTTGTATTATCAAGAATATTAAAAGCTTCAATTTGATAATCTCGTGGTTTAATATCTTCATTACTAATTTTAATATATGGTAAATTAATATATTTGATTTTCTTTTTTCTACAGTGTATTTGACTTGATAAAACACCTGAATAATATACAATACCTATTTTAATATCATTTTCCGCTATAAAATTATAAAATCCTGATAAATCACATATAGATATTGTATTATCAATACCTAATGTAGAGTAATTTTTACATTGTATATATTCATATGTATTATCTTTGTTTTTGGCTAATATATCACAACCAATATCATCACACTTCTTTTTAATATCTTTTATAAATTCTAATTCTAGGAGTATTTCAGCAGGTATATTATTCCATAACCAACAATTGGCATATTTATCATTTATAATATCTCTAACATAAATTTCATAGTTAGTGCCTTGTTGTAATAAAGTTTCCATTGTAATTATAATATATAAATAATTTAGTTTTAAATAATAATTAAATAATTATAAATAAAAATTTTACAATTTAATTTTATAAGAAGATGTAAAATATTTAGTATGCTAGAATGAAAATATTAAAAAAGAAATTTATATATTATATTAGGTTTATCCTTAATTAAATAGGTTAGATTTATTTATATTAAAAAATATTATTAATTTTGTAATTTATACCTTTGCGCATTTAAAACGCCAATTTAAAAAGAACAAAATTAGAATAAAAAGATATATATGTATGTAACGCTAATTTTTTTCTAAAAACTTAAAATAAGTGTAAATCCATAGACCCACGAACTAATAAAATATACACAATTGTATGGATTATTAAACCAAGTGTTGTAGGACAACCATTAATGTCTGCAATTTTACCAACAAAACCACCTAACAGTTTTTGGGTAACTATATATGTGTATGGATGTATCACTAAAATAAAAATAACTGCAGAAAAAATACTAATCTGCCATTTCTTATAACTTGAATCTGTCATTCTATTATTTAGTTTAATTTACTAATTTATTATTTATTATTTAATATATAAATATATAAAATTTAATATATATATATAAAATTTAAATATTTATATATATTAAATATTGTATAACTATTTAATCATTTTACATCTTTGCACACCTTTGCACACCTTTACACATATATATATAATAAATACAAATGACTACAGATTTTAAAGTTGCTTATTTACTTGACAAGATAATGCTAGATGATGAAACATCAAAATGTATTAAAACTTCAATTGACAATATAATGAAAGATGGTAAAATTGATCAATATGATATTCCAGAAATTCTTTTTTTAATAACAGAGATTATAAATAATAGTAGTTTGATTAATACAAAATTAACTCCCGAAATTTTAACATCTTTAATAAAAGAATTATATAAATTTATTGAAAAGCAATATAATTTATTACCTGATGAAACGCAAAAAGCTGGTTTTGATAGAGTAATTGATTCATGTATTAAATTAATTTTATTTCAACCAAAAGTAAAAACTACAATAAAAAATTGTTTTAATAAATTAAATATGTGTTGTAAATAAATTTAATCATAGTAACAATTATTAAATTAGAAATAAATTACAAAATATATATTTATTTTTACTTATTCTTACTTTTAACTTATTTTAACTTATTTTTACTTTTAATTTATTATTTATTATATATGCTTTTATACATACATAATTTTCAATTATCATTTACAATACTCTGAAACACGGCTAAATTGTGCTTTGCAATCTTCTACCCACAAGGTCTTTCTATGTCATAGCAAATCTGGATCCACCAGAAGTAGATTTTCTTCTAGGCTCTAATACACTTCTTCTATTCCATTCTTTTACAAAAAGACAGATAATTGAGAGCTTTTACAGAAATATTAGTTGTTGGAGCGCCTTGAGACACTAGATATTTGACAACTTCAAGATGTCCATTAATTGAAGCCCATTTAATAGCATAATTATTATCAGCTTGAATATCAGCTTCTTGGGATACAAGAAATTTGACTACTTCAAGATGTCCCATATACGAAGCCCACCGGACGGCAAAATTATTATCAGCTTGAACATCGGCGCCTTGAGACACTAGATATTTGACTACTTCAAGATGTCCATTATGTGAAGCAAATCGAAGAGCTCCGTCACTATTAAATCGAACATTGGCTTTTTTAGATACAAGAAACTTGACAACTTCAAGATGCCCACCTCTCGAAGCCCATTCAAGAGAATAATTATCATTACCTTGAATATTAGCTCCTTGGACTACAAGATGCTTGACAACTTCAAGATGTCCATTACCTGAAGCTAGTTGAACAGCCCAATTATTAATATCATGACAATTGGCACCTTGGGGCACTAAAGTCTTAACAACTTCCAAATTTCCTGATATGCACGATTGAATAAAATTGTCATAACAATCATTAGTAATCTTATTTTCAGTAAATTCTGTAGCAAAAATATCAATAGATTCCATTTTTATATGTGTTTCAAACTCTTTGAAATGATATGTAAAAGATATATATATATATAAACTAATTCAATTTTTTTATATAAATAAATGTTTTTAACTAAAAAATACTAAAAATATATTAGGCTTATCATCTAATAAATAGGCTAAATTTAATTTATATATATATAAATAAGATTGTTTTAATGTATATACGCCCATTTTAAGCTAGGTATCATCTTGTTATTTTTTTAATTTATGTCTACAGTTAATAGTTTATCTGTAATTTCATTTGTAATATCATTTGTAATATCATTTGTAGCAGCTATTTATTATTAGCTAGTAAATTTAATGACCATATGAAAGTATTCAATTTACAAGATGTATGTGATCAGCTTATTAATAGTGATTCATGCTTTCATTTTCGCTAATTATAAAAAACCAATTGAAACATTTATTATAATTGTGTAAATAAATAAATAAAATAATATTCTTAAAACATTAAATGTTTATATCTGCTTTATACCATCCTTTTAATACAAATTTCATAGACAAGTGATAATCCATATAATATTTTTTAAAAAATATATTATTTCTTATTATTTCAAAGAATTTATTTCGAGAAAATGTTGATTGTTCTTTTCTACTTAATGAAAGAAAAATATCACTTTCTAAAAAGTGTTTATGTAAATTACCTATCCTTTAAATGACGGGATGATTTATAATCATCCCTCATTTTACAGGAGTTCCTGCCTAAAGCCATCGGTTATATATAACCGATAGGCTTTTAAAGGATACTTAAATAAGAAACTGTTTCCACACCAGTTTCATCTTGCATATATTCAAATTGAAACCATGTTACTAAATCGCAAGAGTTTTCTAAATATTGATTTGTTCTTAATTTTATAGATTCAGACATTTTTAAAATACTATTTTGGTCATGATAAAATTGTTTATGATATTTAGTCAATATAGTAAATAATGCAAATTTATGTTGTCCTGTAAGAGTTGTTCTCATATCATGTGAGCCTGAATTTGTAGTAAATTGTGGCAACACATAACGCAAATCTTTTGTTCCATTCTCTTACAAAAAGACAGATAATTGCGAGATGCTATAAAATGAGGGAAGAATTATAATTCATATTGTCATTTAAAGGATACTTAAAAAACTTATTTTAATTATATTTAATATATATATATAATAATAATTAAAATAATAGTTAAAATAATAGTTAAAATAATAGTTAAAATAAATTTTTAACTATATAAATAATAATGGCTTTAGAATCAGAATCAGATGCAGATTATAATCAATTATTAAGGTTTTTTAATATAATTTATAAAAAAAATTTATCAGATTATAAAAAAAATTTATCAGGTTATAAAAATCCAAATCATATAATAATTTCAACAAATCTATCAAAATATGATAAATATATTGAAAAAATTAAAACAATATTTGCAACTCAAAATGAGTCTAATAATACACCGCTACCATCACCACCACCACTAACTGATGATATATTTTTTGCACAATTGTATTCACAAATTAAAGATTATAAAAAAAATTCTCTAACTCAACAAGCTAAAAATATTGATAATGATTTATTTTATATTAATATGCATGGAGGATTTAACTTACAAAGTGGATTTAAACAAATTCCTCCCAATATTGTTGTAATATTTTTAACACCAGTTAATCGATATAGTTCGGCGTGTTTAATATATAGCAAAAAAGAAATAGATACAATATTTAATAATAAAGATTTAAAAAATAAAATTTTAAACAATATATTATGTATTGACAAAATAAATGATAAACCAAAAAAGAATAATAGAGTTGAAGGCAATATGTTTTCTTTTTTTGAAAATGCATTAGTTTTATTACCTGGACAATATTATTATGATTTAGATTTAATTTTTTCTGAAAAAGATAAGGAAATACTTAACCTAGATATTATACATTATGGTTCAATACAAAAACAAATAATACCACCAGAACAGCTAAATTATGCTAATACTTTAAGTAATATTATTAATGATCATATTATACCACAAAAAGATAATTTGACATATGTAATTGTAGATTGTTGTAGAAATCTTGATAATTCAAAACAAGATGGTACCAATATATATATATATGAAAATTTTATGTTATATTTTAATACAATTATGTCTAATTGTAATAATAAGGATATTAAATCTACAAATTTACCACAAAGACATTTTAGTAAATTTAATATATTATATGCAGTAACATCTTTAACAGAATTTTTTGTTTGGCAAGAAACTATTAAAACATCATTTTTATTATATTTAAAAAAAAAAGATAATGAAATCATGAAAGATGTAATAAAATATATAATAAACACAATAGATAAAACAGATTTAAAAGGTAATATACCAAACAATGATTTACTTGAAAAATTTATTATATCAAATTTATTAACTAATATAAAATTAATATATAAAAATGACGCAGATTTAATTCAAAAAATAAAGATAGATAATCAAATAATTTATGATTTTATAATAACATTATATAATATTAAACAAACAAATAATGATAATTATTATGATCGTGCATTTAACTATATTACAGAATTAAATAAAATAGGTACTAGTATAATGGACATAATTGCAAAAATAGAAGGACACCAGTTTGAAATAAATTTTTTTTTGGAAAAACTTATAGATATAAAAGATTTGATATTTGTGTTAACTGATCCATACGATGAAGATAAATATGCAGATAAAGCCCTATTGACTACATTTAGGAATTATGGACCATTAATATTAGCACAGAACATTTTAGCATATTATTTTGAAAATAAACAAATTGATTCAGATACTTTAATCAATTTAACTCAAAATTTAATAGACTGGCGGGATTTAATAATTAGTATAATAAAAAACAAATATAATTATTTAATTATTAATTTATCCCATATTTTAAATTATGAATTAAATAATATGTTAGTCAGTGGATTTATGAAAGGCAAACCATTTAATACTACTGCATCTAATAAAACTTTAGGGCATTATGGGCGAGAAAGATTACAGGCTGCAACGCATTTGCTATCACAACAATTATCAGAGCTACCACCTGATATAGTCGCTAAAGGTGGTCATCGTATCAAGCAAATCAAACACATTAATCACACTAAACATAGTAAACACATTAATCACACTAAACATAGTAAACATAGTAAATATAGTAAACATAGTAAACATAGTAAACATAGTAAACATAGTAAACATAGTAAACATAGTAAACATAGTAAACATAGTAAACATAGTAAACATAGTAAACATAGTAAACATAGTAAAAAAATATAGCTTTCATATCTAGCTAAGATAATATTAAAATTATTTATATCAATATGAACATTTTATTAATATTGCAAATATCAGAACTTCATGAAAATTTTATAAAAAGTGATACTTATTTTTATTTAACTAAAATTGAAAAATCAAAATATAAGTATTGTAAAAAATAATTAAATAATTACTGGGGGTTAATATAGCTGTTGTCATTACTATCATCATTGGCATATCCAAAGTAAAATATTACGTTTGGATTATCCATTTGTTTAATTAAAGTGGTAAATGTAACTGTAAATACTCATTAACTAATAACCTATAAGATACAATTTATAAATTTTTGTTTTATTTATAATAAAAAATATAGAATATATAAATAAATATTTAATTAATAATTTATAATAAAAAAATCTAATTTATTTATAAGTATATAATTCTATTATAAAAATGAATTCTGTTCAACAAGATGAAAGTGAAGATGAAAATAAAAAAATATTTGAATTATTTGAATCAAGATATATTAAAGAATTAAATAGTTATAGTAGAACAGGTTTACCAAGTGCAGATGCACGCAAAATAATATATTGGTATAATGTGTGTTTTATTTATAAAAAATTAGATAAATCAATTCTAACTCAACGTGTCAAAATAGATTTAGAAATTCAAAGATTAATAGGTGAGTTTTCTACTAGTATAAAAACTACTATTGCTAATTTAAAACAACCAGCTAATCACAATATAAATTATTTGTCATGTCATGGTGTGCCAATATTTAATGTTTTTAAAGTTCCTGTCAATTTAATAATTTGTTTTCTTACACCACTTAATAGGTCTTCATATCAATCTGAAAATGAATATATTTATTTTAAAACAACATTAATTAATAAAAAAGAAAATATTCTCACAAACTTAGAATGTTTTCAAGATGATGATGAACATGGTTCATATGACATGTTTAAATATGCTACTTTTTACTATCCTGGTCAAATGTGTATTGAAACTATATTGATAGGACATACGCCACCAAATGATCATAAATTTGCTATATTAGCTAGTGGTTTATATCAAAATATTAATGAACACACACAACCAGTTAAGATAGTAGATAAAGGTATAATTTTATCAGAATTAATTGGCAAAAATACTCTTACAGGATTGTTAGTTATTAAATGTTGTAGGAATTGCAATAATACGTTATTGCCAGATAAAGTGCAAAGTTTATATCAATATGAACATTTTATTAATATTGCAAATATGTCATTACGGTTTAATGATGCAGACAAATATACTAAATGTTGGGACGGTTCTGATAAATTACCAATTAAAACATCAAAAGCAAGATTACTGGAAATGTTGCCGCAACGATCGTTAAGAAATTCATCTTTAAGCCCAGATAAATCTTTACAAAATGCCGCATACAGACAATTATTAAACAAAATACCAAATAGTGAAAAAAAAGAAACTAATTATGGTCAATTTTATAGTGATATATATAAAACTATAGGAAGAAATATAAAATGTGAACAATATAAAAAATTTATATCAGAATTGTTAGCACGTAATAATCTTTATATAATTAATTTATGTATTTCATTATTTATATATATTATTATTGATCTAAACAAAAAATTTATACAACAAAAAATAGACAAAAAACGAAATCTTTTATATAATATTCCAAACTACTTTATATTTAAAAACTATTTTGATTTTCATTTTGAAGATATACTGTGTTCTGCACTTACAAAATTTTATAAAAAAAATAAATTTACAAAATTTAACATATATTTATCAGATTGTAATATAGAAAATAATTTAGTTAATGTAATAGAATCTATATATATTGTTGCCAATTGCATTAATACAGCAATTAATACAGAAAGTAATACAGAAAGTAATACAGAAAGTAATACAGAAAGTAATACAGCAATTAATACAGAAAGTAAAAGTGATATTAAAGTAAATATTAATGTAAATATATCAAAAAATAATATTGATGATGCTGCGTTTAATAAAATGTTGCAAACACTAAATGACCATAACCATAAAGACCAAAATAAATTTTTAGTTTTAGATTTAGATTTATCACATAATAACATAACAGAAATAGAAATCTATCAACTTGATATTATTAAAAATCTTGAAGGTTGTTTAATATCTTTAAATCTTAATCATAATGAATTAACTATACCAGAAGCTGCATTAACAAAAATACAAGCATCACCATTTTTATCATCATTATTAATTAAATATTTACTACCAACACCAATAGTAATACAACCAACAGTTTTATTAGTGCCAAATGCATCACCAGTAGTAGATGGTACAAAGCGCAATCGCAATAATAATAACGGTACAAAGAGACAAAAGCGCAATCGCAATAGCAATAATAATAACGGTACAAAGAGACAAAAGCGCAATCGCAATAGCAATAATAATAACGGTACAAAGAAACAAAAGCGCACTCGCAATAGCAATAATAATGAATCCAAATATGAACGAAAACACACAAAGCAAAACAAAACAATATAACATAAAACTTATTATTTAAGCATATTTTTAAATAAATTAGTGCCCATTATTATTTTTTTTTATTATTTTTCAATATAAAATAAGTTTAACGATTGTCACTAACTATTGTAATTATTGCACAGGTAATGCGTGAACCACTATCCTTAAACGTCTATCGGCGTTTTAAATATCTAAAGGTGTAAAGAATATGATGATGCTAAAACAATTGAGTATTGTAAAAAATAATTAAATAATTAAATAATTAAATAATTAACTAAAGCTGTTAAAGGCACACAATATATGCTTTCATTTGAGTGTTTTTGAAAAGATATGTATAAATTCTACCACTAAAAAGGCCAAGAAACCTAAAGTTTCTTAAAAACTTCAAAAACTTACACATTTGAAATATTGGAGTTAAAAGATTATCTTTGTTAAAACTAAGTATAACTACAGAATTATGTCAAAAACACCAACAAAAAGACATGAAAAAGAAAACGTATCAGGACATGAAAATGAAAACACATTAGGAAATGTCAAAACCAAAGAAAAACACAAAATCAAAATACTCCATATAAAACCATTGCTAACAGACGAGGAATTGGACAAAAAAGAAGGTGACTATTTTCCAGAATCTCATTACAAAACTATTATTACTGATAATTGTGATGTATATGGTATTCTAGATGATAGTTTAAATGATAGTTTAAATGATAGTTTAAATGATAGTCTAAACGGAAAAAAAGAGTATAAACTATTATTAAAATTTCGTAAAAATGTAATATCTAATAACATATGTAAAAATGCTTACTTAGCATTAGAAAAACATGCACAACATAAAAACCGTAACCGCGGTGCTGCAGCAGGTAAAATAAATATAAAAAAATTACCTAAATATGTTGGAAAAGTTACACAGAAAGGCAGCTTCCGCGTTTTCTATAAATCTAAATCTGGGCAAAAAACAAAAGATAATATTGGAAATATGGTAATGAGCAATATTGCTGGTTACTATGATAAACCTGATCGCAATTTATATATAAATAAAAAGGGTAAAACTAAAACACACAAAACTAAAAAAGGGAAAGTCACTGGGCAAGTAACTGGGAAAGTCACTGGGCAAGTCACTGGTAAACGCGGTTTTGATGTTCACGGAAATGCTCTTTGCCGAACTACACAATTTACTGCAAATGAAGTTGAAAAGTGGGAAAATACTATTCCTTTAATTAAAGAAGCAGATAAACACTTTAAACGACTTGTTCCTGATAGGCATAAAATTCAAATACATCGCGCACATTTAACACCTAAATATCAAATTGCAAATACAGCATATAGCACAATCACAGTAAATTATGATTGGCAAACAGCTTGCCATAAAGACCGTGGAGACTTTAGAGAGGGTTTTGGGAATCTAATCGTTTTAGAAAAGTCGAAATCAATACCAGGATCTTGTGAAGATTATAAAGGCGGCTTTTTAGGATTTCCAAAGTGGGGTATTGCAGTAGATGTGCGGCAGGGTGATTTCTTATGTATGGATGTGCACGAATGGCACTGTAATACACCAATAGTTGGAGGCACAGGACGTTTAAGCGTTGTATGTTATTTAAGGGAAAATATGATAAATTGCAGATAAATTGCAGAAATACATAATAATTTAACGTGATGGTGGTGGTGGTGGTGGTGGTGGTGGTGGTGATGATGGTATATAGCTTGCAGCTACACCTGTTTACGTAACTGTAGGAGTTGTACCCATAAATGGTATTGTTGTCATTGGCACTGTGTCTGCATCTCCTCTTAATGAATCTGGCTTTAATACTAGGGAATTGTTCTTAAAATTGGTAATATATGAATCCATATTAATATCTATATAGTTAAAATTCATTCCAACAAATTGACAACCTAAGTTCATTGCAACTGTTGAATCATAATTAGATGTGAAAAAATCACCTTCTTTATGTGGTGTAACAATTGATAACCCTTTGCGATTGAAATTTATAAGTTCTGTTGTATTAAAACCATTTACCTGCAAATCACCATAGTAATAGTGTCGTAATGCGTGTTTAGGGTTATTATCATAATTATCCCAACAATAGTTAATAATTTCCTCTAAACCACTTCCTTGAAACCCATCACTTGCAAAAAATACAATTCGGCCAGTTAAATCCGTCATTTTAATCTGTGCAATGGTATCACTATTTTGATAACTATATGCTGCATTTAGCAAACGGCTAGTAAAAAACTTTGTTATTAATGCAGCTATTAAATTAAGTGTTGCTAGATTACTATTTGTATTTAGTTTTAATCCTATAAATAGTGGGTCATCGGGATTTTGCACGCCAGTAGATCCCTGTTTAATTGTAAATGCATTTGCTGCAATTACTTGGAAACAAGTTTCTAGAGGTGTATCTGTTGCCATCATTTTCCATTCACCCACCTGATAACCATTACTAACAACTGGGAATGCATTTGCTCCAAACTCACTATTAAAAATGTTAAACTCTAGATATCGCACACCGCTTTGCAAGTTGGCTATAAGTATTTTTTCACTGGTATAGTCAAACATTTGATAACCACAATGACATACATTATATGCACTTGCAACGTAATAGTCTCCAATTTGTAGATGTCCAACTGTAGAATAATCTAGTGACAATAACATTTGATAACTTTGAATAATAGACATTCTTGATATACATCGACTTACCCTAAAAGATGATGAAAAGAAATAGATAATAATTAACAGTACAATTGCTAAAGATAAACCCAATAATAAATAATAATGCTCAATAATTATATTATAATTACCTGTTTTTTCACGAATTTCACCTAGTTTTTCAGTTATAGCAAGCGCAGCATTATCTGTAACTACATCTTTGGCTGTACTTGTAAATAATGATGGTATATTTTGCTTAGTTGGCTGGGTTTGTTTATTACTAGTTTGATTTTGCGTTTGTTTGGCTGATTGATTTTGTGTTTGTTGCGTTTGTTGATTTTGTCCTTGTTTAGTTGTTTTACCTCGAATGTTAGTTTTTGATTGACTATTTGAACTATTTGAAATATTTGAACTATTTGAACTATTTGAACTATTACTTGACATTTTTAGTTTAGTTTATAGTATAGTTTATAGTTCTATTTACATTATGTATATAATTTTTTTACTATATTTTTACTAGTGTTACTAACCCTTTAATACGTATGCTAGATACTAGGTACATGCATCTAGCATTTAGCATCTTACAAAATATTATAAGTTAAATTAATATTAAATAAATAATTAGATGTGTAAGATACTATGATGTTTGGTCTGTTTGATGCGTCTGCATCATTTGTAGGTCCAGGTATATTTGTAAATTGCAGTTTACCACTATCCATTTGTGTAAGAACTTGCCCACCTATTAGTAAAGTATAAAACCCTTGTGTATGTTTGGCTGTAATAATACTATTTGCAGTTTGAATGGAACTATTATCCATCAAAAGTTTAGTATTTCCATCCATAGTTAAAATATTACCTGTATTAGGATTTTTTAAAATAAATGGTATATTAGGAAATGATGATTGTGATGATTGTGATGATTGTGGCGCAGCAATTAATATATAGGGGACAGCTATAGAACTAGAACTATCGCCAAGTTTAACACCAACTACACTGCCACTAGTAAATATACTATTTCCATCAATTGTAGTAATAGTGGCAATATATTGAAAGTTAACAGGCATAATTGCAAATGTCATTGCCGAGTTTGCAGCATCAGTGTTAGTATCTGGAAGTGCAACTAAATTTTTGCTTTGAAATGCTAAGAATTTTACATTACTGTCATCTATATTGCGAAGACTTATTTGCTCAAGATCTGTAGAGCTATCTATTTTTTTAGGAGCAGTTAAATAAAATGTCTGCGTTTTTAAAGTTGCAGTACTAGTTGAAAGAGTTTGAAGATTTGTTGAACCACCTTGGCCTGATAATGTAATATAATAGCCAGGCATACTAATAGATTCCAGATTAATGCATGCATTTGGACCACTTAATGTGCTTATACAAACACGAAAACATTGATTTGCACTTGGTTTACCTGCAGACTGCGTATTATATGCTGTAGTGATAGTATATGGTAAATCAAGTGTCGAATTTAGTGTAGCTGGAATAGATTCTGCATTTTGAAGTACTTTAAATATAAGGTTTTGTCCTATTTGTGTAATATATGTTGTAGGTAATGAATATGACTGGAGTGCTATAAGTTGATTAGTATATTTAGTAACAAGTTGTGGTAAAATATTATATGAGATACCAGGTGCTGGTGCATATAGAGAGAGATTTTGAGGGGCTGTTGCAGAAGATGCAGTTTCTGAATATCTTAAGCTAGTTGGTTTAAGACGGTAACTGGATGTTTTAAATATTTTAATGTAGTTTTGCATATTTATATCATTAACTTGAAAATTCATAGCAACACATTGACAACCGTCCATAAATGGCTCAGCTGGATCATAGTTAATTGCTAATACATCTGCTATATTCATTGGTGTTACTACTGATATTCCAACTTTATTAAAACATACTAATGGATTTAGCAATGATGTATCTGATAAAATTGTAGTACCAATTGTATCTAAATCTTCAGATATTATTGCATCAAACGATGGATATTTAGTATTGAAAATTACTGCATTTTTTGTCTGTTGTTTTTCAGAAAGTCGTTTTAAATATGTATGGTAGTATGCATCAGGTAATGTAGTATTTGGTTTAGTAGTTGGTGGTGTAATTGCTCCATTACCAGATAGGTACTGTCCAGTAAGAGTTGCAGATGTTGCTGTTGATGGCTTTGTAAACTTGGCAATGTCACCTTGATAGAATGTTTGAAATAATGAAGTAGTAGGTACAATAATATCCTCAAGTTGTGACCCTAAATATTCTGGTGTTGCTATTATTATTATTTTATTTAACAATTTACATACTTGTTCAAACCATATTGGTGTAGTTATGTATTTTTCAGGGGATACTAATACATTACCTAATAGCTGTTTAATATTATTTGAAAGTTGATTTAATGTATATGTGTTATTAGTATTTAATATAAGGTGGACTATAAGTGGATAGTTTATTGTGTCATTTGATACATCTATTGTTGATGACGAATTATAGATACTGGGATTTACAAATGCATAACTATAGATTGTAGTGAGTACGTCAATTACTGATAATGTATTAAGGCTTGTTATTAATTGTGTACCATAAACTGCAGTTGCAATAATTGGATTTGCTTGCGCAGAAACACTATCTGTACATATAGGTATCTGTATATATCTAGCTCCTGATATTAAAACAGTTTTAATCATATCTAAACTAATATAATCATAGTGTAAATTGCCAACACAGGGAGTCATATAACTAGCTGATATGTAATAGTCACATAAAGTGAAACGGTATATATGATCTAAATCTGCACATTGTGGTAAATTTACAGGTTTTATTTTTTGATGATAATCTAAAAGTGTTATTTGTGTTGCAGTTCGTTGAGAAAATGAGTATTTGAATAGTAAATATAGTAAAAAAATAAGCACAGGTGTAATAATAATAAGATAATATTTTAAATTATTATTATTGTCAATGGTAGTTGTTATTGTGTCTTTTATACTTGTAAGTTTAGTTTTAACTGTATTCATATTAATTTTAATTTTATAAATAAATTATGATGGTGTTACTGTGTTACTGTGTTATATAGTACTGTACTGTATTAAATATAGAAAGAAAAAATGTTTAAAAAACATAAAGCATAAAGCATAAAGCATAAAGTAATATCTATATAAAATGATAGTTAGTTAAGATATTTAGATAAAATTAAAATTATACATAACTATTTATTTGTCCAAGTATACTTGCAATTGCAACATTGATATAGAAATGTTAAATCGCTTTCATTTAATTTAATATATAATACATCATTTTTGCTTATACTAGATGCTGCAACTGTATTTGGCGTATCTGATGCATCTAGTTTGTTTGTTTCTGTAAGGATTTCACTTGCTGGATTTTTTTTATTTGTTAAGCATTCTGAATTGGGACATTGAATATTATTAACATGTGGTAGTGTTGGGTCATTACTAATATATTGAATATTTTTTTGATTAATTTTAATTTTTTTAGTATTAACTAAATTATTGTGATATACACATTTATATTCAGGTTCTTTACTAATATCTACTACTTTAGAATAACTACAATTATTACAATGATATGAAAGTATTTTATTAGGATTATCTAATGATTGACCTATTTTAGTAATTAAATATGTTTCACAGTCTGGGCAAAAATTCATGATGCAAACTATTACCTATTACCTATTTATCTAATATTATATTTAGTTTTTATGTTTTAAATAGTTTATATCAATTTTTTTAATCTTTTTTAATTTTTTATCTTTTTTATCAAAATAATTGTATAATTATAATATATAGAATATAAAATGGCTCTCCGTAAATTTAAAGGACGTTCACATCGCAAATCTAAAGGTCGCGCACATCGTAAATCTAAAAGTCACACAATTCAACGTGGTTCGGGATCGGGATGTCGTGCAAATGCTAATGCTGATTGGCGTAATGTAGATAATATGTCAAATATTAAGCAAACTGGTGGTTCTCCTCAATCTGAAATTGTTATGGATGAAAGTATGCAGGGTGGTGTAATGTTTGATTATATAAATAGTCCGCGTATTTGTCAAAATGGTTATAATGGTGGTAGTACTGGTCCTATGTGTCAAGGAGGTGGTTCATCTACTTCTGATATGGTTATGAATAATTTATCAGATAATGCTGTACCTATGCAATATCAACCATCACCTAAAGTTATTGGCAATATGGATAGTCTTAATCTTTATCAAACTACTGGTGGAGGCAAAACAAATAGTTCAAATAAACCCAAGATGGGTGGTGGGGGCTCTAAGATGCAACGTGGACAGGGTAATCAGCGTGAACAACGTGGGGGTTCTAAGAAACAGCGTGGAGGTTCTAAGAAACAGCGTGGAGGTTCTAAGAAACAGCGCGGAGGTTCTAAGAAACAGCATGGGGGTGGATCTGATTGGATTATGAGCAACTATTCCCAAGGCAATATTAATGCCCCTGGACAGCCTAATTCTTGGGTAGGTAATTTTGGTTCATCTCAATCAACTGGTCGTGATATGCTAATGAATCCGTCATCTATGGGGCTAGCAGGTAGTGGATTTCCAATGGGATCTCTTGAAGGGGCTAATGTTAGTATGACAGGTGCACCTATCTAAAAAATAAAAATTGGAAAATTAGTAATATACTTACACTCACACTCACACTCACATACACACACACATACACACACTAATACTGCTTCCATTTTTTGCCACAATTAAGACATGTAATAAACTTTGTCATTGGTTCATCAGATGATCGTGTTTGTACCTCACAGTATAGTGTTTTACGTTGTTTGCAGCGACTACATTGGAAAATATCAGTTGCAGTTTCAATAATAGAATCTTTAATCATTTTTTCAGTTCGAGCTTTTTCTTCAATAATATCTTGCCATTTTTCAGGATATAATTTAAAATTATCAATAAATGCTAGTTCATATGGTAGTATAGTACCGTTTTTAACTTTATTAATTAATCCTGCATTTTTAACATAGCAAGCTGCATTTAAATTAGTATATAAATTTTTAGCTTTTGTTATATATATATCTACAAATTCAGGACACTCCCAAAGAGGTATATATTGTTTAAAATTGCATTTATCAATTGTATAATTATATATACCTTTTTCAATTAATTGTACTATTTTTGCAGTAAAATCTAATTTTTTTAATATTGTTAAGATAAGTTTGCGTTTTTCATGTAATGCTGAGTCTGGAGTAATCTTATCTATAGGTTCGGTATCTAGTATATTAAATATAATTGACATATCTAGGTTAGCCATAATTTTTGTGCTTCTTGATGGTGCACTTTTCTTTTTAGGTAGATGAGCAGTTTCATCATCAAGTTCACATTCAGCATCACCTCCAAACTCTCCATCATCACATGGATCATTACCAGTCGCATCATCTTGACCATCCTCTTGTTCATCATCAGCCACTGCATCATCATCAGTAAGTCCATCCTCAACTACTGCATCATCATCAGTAAGTCCATCTGAAACGTCAATATCAATATTACTATCACAATCATTTGCATCACCATCTACATCTTGTGAATCACATTCTAAATCATCATTATTAGTTTTATCTTTTTCAGTTTCATTATCATTATCATCATTATCATTATCATCATTATCATTATCATCATTATCGTCATTATCATTATCATCATTATCGTCATTATCATTATCATCATTATCATTATCATCATTATCGTCATTATCACTATTATTATTACCTGATATTTCACTTTCAACATCATTATCACTTCCAATACTCCCAACACTATCATATTCTTTACAGTGCTGCAAATACTCTGATATTTTAGCATCTTCTAAATAATAAGTTTCCCTATTAACAGAAAAGCCAATAATTATGCCATTATACTCTATTTGTTTACCATTACTTGTAACATTTGCATATGTAATTATACCGCAAACTGCTGGTAAATTAACACCATATTGCAACACTGTTTTAACATTACTTTTTATACCAAACATAAAGAAATCACTTTTTTCATTAATACTAAAACTAAATAATAATTCAACTAATTTATTAGTTGTTTTGCATATTTCTGCAAGTTTATCACTATATTTACTTCTCACATAATCATCAATTGATATACCACGCTTTAAGGCAACTGTACCTATCTGTTTTTTCCATTCTAATTTTGTTTCTAATAAAGCTACATTTGTATCTGACTTATTTTGTTTAAATATTAAAGGCTGTACAAATATACTAGCCATTGATAATGGTATAAATTATTATGGTAATATGTTTGATGATTAAAATATAATACATTCAATTTTTTTATATTCTTATAAATAAGTATTTTTTAACTTTAATCATACTTAATTATATTTAATTAAACTGATAAATAAACTGATAAATAAATTTACAAAGCAATTTAAGGCTTAAGTCGCAATATATTTATTATTACTATTGCCGCCACTATTGCCGCCACTATTGCCATGGTTGATAACCAGCATAATCGCCAATATAATACTTTATTCCAATTAAATGATAAAACTATGGATTTACCACTTAACCAACTTGATTTAATAAATATAACTTATTATAAATCAAAAACTGCATATCTAGATATATATGATACTAATTTTCCATATATGTCTAGCATACTACCTTTATGTACATCTATTCTAGAATGCCCTCCAAAAATTATTAATGGGAAAAAAATAACTACTCCATATGGCGATGCATTTTATAGTGGAAATGCATATTCAATATTTTCAAAACAATCGCAACAATCTCAACAATCTCAACAATCGCAACAATCGCAACAATCGCAACAATATCCATCATTTTACTGTGATATTGAGGATATAGTTAATAGTGTATTTGCATACAAAAAAATATTGAAAAAAAGCCTTGATTATAATATTAAAGATACAAATCACACAAATCACACAAGTAATTGCCTTATAAGATTCTATGCTCTAGAACCTATACAATCATATTTGCCATTAAACTGTTATAATGAACGCAGTCATTTAAGTGAGCATAATGTAACAGTTTTCATATGGGAATGGGAGTTTATTCGGTTTTTAATAATTGTTAATGTAGATAAGGCTATAATGACATTACATGTAAATATTAATATAACTGAACATAATACATTGATATCTAGCAAGCGGGATTTTATTAATGATAAACTAAAAACAATCGGTAAAATAATATATTATATTAGTAGTAAAGTGGAAAAGTAAATGTACAACTACACTACATATATTGATACATTAATACATTGGAAATATTTTCCAGTAATAATAGTAATAGTAATTTGTCTGCTAGGATGGTATCTAACTAGTTTTTATATGCAATCACATATATCAACTGGGGCAATACACCCTATAAATATTAATTCTCATATGTTAAGAGCATGCAATATGATGCCAGATGAACGAATATTTAGGAAAACTATTGATTTACCAGATAGAGATCCTAGATGGCTAACAAGTAGTATGGTTGCTCCTCAAGTAACATTACCTTCTGATGAAAAACGAAAAGGTTCTAGAATGGAGGTTTTTAATATGTTTTATAATAATGGCATTGATGATGAAATTGCAATTAAATCTAGACCTCATAATTTATTTGTAATTCCTTAATTCTTTAATTCTTTAACTCCTTAATGATGTAAAGGATAATTTTGATAATTTTGATATTTTTTATATTTTCAAGTAAATATGTATAAAAAAATTATAAAATTGATATTTTTAAAACTATTACCAAGTATTATTTACTCAAATAATACATACATTTAAATGGCTACAAATACTCAAGATGATTTACCCAGTGGTGAACCATCCCCTTATGCTATTATTATTAAAGATATCCGTAAAATAAGCAATTTATCAGTTGTGCAAGCAATAAACTACTCTGTAAAATGTGCAAGCACACAGTCTAGCTACTCTATGCAAAATATGTCTTCTAATGCAATATATATTGCACATTTGCTTATTGGTTCATATATTCCTGATGGGTCTGCATTTGATACTACATTTGAAAGACATCATGAGTTTCCAATGATTGTTCGCAGGTATTTTCTTGATCCAATTGGCCAGTTATCTCCTCAATATTTAGATAATATTGCAGATAAATGTGATCATCAATTTACTATTTACCAAACACTATTTCTTATTGACCCTGAATATAATTCAACACATAATTATAAACTTCCCAAGCAATTTGTGAATGAAATGGATCTAATTATTAGGAAAATTATTAGCAATTTGGAACAACCAGATGTGTCAGATGTGTCTATATCATTTGATGGCAATGTATTTACACTCAAACAGATGATCAAAATTACCCCTATCGGGAAACCTTCATCTATAATACAGACTACCTCTATTATCGAAGTATTTATTGTTCCTGAAAATATTGATGAATCCACAATTACACAAACCCTCACACTTGCACAGGAACTATTTGCCAAACGGCAAAGTGAATCCCATGGTGAACCCGAACTGCGTAGTCAATGCAACTTTTTGCTGAATATTATGGATTTTACAGGGTCAACTATTGTGGCTAAACGAGTAGTTAGTACAGCAAAAGCAACTGCTGATATAGCTGCATATCCAGATATGGTAGACAAACCAATATCTATTACTGTGACCAGCGCACAGCCAAATGTATTTATGACTCACCCAGATTGTATGATGCAGGATAACCAGAGGCACTTTATCCCAGTAATTACACTTACTGATAATGGCACTGCCACTGCCCGATGGCTTAACCCTATTCATGATATTGATTGTATTGCTGAGTATGCTAAAACTAAAGATGCTAACCCTAACAGCTATAATAGTTGGGAATATTTGACAGCAGCTGCTAGTGATCGATTTCTCAAAGTTGAAGTTTTAGGACTTTTGAAACTTTGGCAAGTGGCTTCATTGTCATCAGAAATTAGCTGTGATGATATCCCAATTCCTAGTGGATTTGCCTTTAAAGATTTAATCTATGGGCAATTTATAGAATATAGTGCCCACAATTCATTTATTAAACAATTAACATCACGCGTAGGTACTTATTATAAGAATGAGACACTCTCTATAATTGGCAAATTGCCTGCAATTCTAAAAATATTTGCAATTGATAAATGCGATTATATTGCTAATCCACTAGAAAGTCATTTAACTATGTGTCCATTAAAGGATTGTGTTCAATTAGCTGCTGTAACTATTTTGCGGCAAATGCAGACAATACTGCCTCAACTTATTGATTTTGAATTTAATGACGGGGAAGTAAATATTCTATTTATGTGTGAATTTTTAAAGATGCACGGTGTTTACTTTTAATACTAGTAGTTTAATACCGTTCTGCATAAGTTTTATAATCCATTTCTGCTAAACTAAATATTTTTTTCTCAATTCTATCAGCATATTGCTCAAGTTCTTCATATGTTAAACTTAAACTTAAACTTAAACTTAAACTTAAACTATTGTTATTAGTTTTTTTATTTTCTCTAAAAATATCTTTTCTATCTTGCAAATCTAAATCAACAGTGCTAGAACTATCTTCATAGAAAAGTCCCCATTCATTTAACTTATATCCTTTTTTCTTAAGTATACTGCGAAGTATTATATTAAATTGCTTACCACTGCAAAAATATAGGCGTGCAAAAGGATAGGATTCATATGTTACTAAGCGCATATCAACATGGCGATATATACATTTATTAGTTTGTGTGTGTGTGTGTGTATGTGTTTGTGATAACATTAAACCAAGAAATTTAGTATTTCCACAACTAAGTTCAATAACTGGTGCTTTGTTGCCTGTATTGTCTGTATTGTCTGTATTATTTTGGCATTGTTGCATATTTCTTATATTTCCTATATTTTCTATACTTTTTACAATTTTGCGAAGTACATGCTCCTTTGTAATATAACTGTTTTTAGGTGTAGCAATAAGAATATCAATATCTTTGCTACTTTTTTTGCCAGATGGAAAACTGCCTGCAAGTTTAAAAATAAGTTTATATTTATTGATTAAAGTGATGAGTGATGGTGCAATTAATAATTTATTATAAAAGGCAAGTGCTTCATTACGGGGAATTGGTTGTGCCAAGTCTGTATACCATTTAATGCCAATATATTGTTGCCGATTAAGAGAAATTTGACTATTATTTTTATGGCTTTGTATATAGTTTTCTAAATCGGCAATTGTATTAATGGCAAAGTCATTTTTCAGTTTTGCAATAAACTTTTCCCCAAAGCCAAGGATGTTTGTTAAATTATTTAGATGTTTACCGTCACTACCATTACCATCACCATTATTAATAATACTTAACTTTTTCTCCTTTATAATTGGTAGAGTACCAGTTTTTAATATTGTATCAATTTTGTCAACTATACCTTTGCCAATACCAATTAAATGTTTAACATCATCACCACTTGTAATTTTATATGGCCAATGTTTTAATTGATAAATAGCTCTAGCATATACATTTATACGAATACTATTTTGAATACTATTATAGTAATTTTTTACAGTACTGAGCACATTAATAATTAAATTATTTTTACTAGTAATTTGTGTTTGTTTCGTTTTTGTTTGTTTAGATTTTATTTGTTTAGTGTTAGTTTTTTGCTTGTCTAGAACCTGTGCACTATAAATCTTCTTTGTTTTCTTGAGCATAGTGTGTATTCTTATGATATATGCATTTTTATTTACATAAAAAACAAAAATAAAATCAAAAATATCATTAAAAATATCATTAAAAATTCAAACACTTAAACACTTAAACACTTAAATACACTATCGTGTATCTATCCATGGCGTGTGTACCAACCAGCGTTGACCACTACTAGGCCGGCTACTATTTAAATTCTTAGTCTTTTGCAATAATATCTTGTGATTTGCATCTATGCTATATATTATTTGCTTTATACCATAGTACTTAATCAATATCAAGCAATTCTTACAAGGTGCTGATAATCCTGGACATCCATTCTTAGAGCGTACAGTAAGCAATATTGACTTCTTCAAACGCTTGCGTATATTCCTATCACTATATCCACGCAATTGATGAATTAATATAAAGTTATTAATTGCATCTTCTTCAGCATGTATACTAACACAAGGACGCCTTTTATAAACCTCATAATGATTATATCCAACTACTAGCTCACCATTTTCACATATAAAGCTTGATCCATGCTTCTGGTTAAGCTCTGAATACTGTGACATTTCCATTGCATAATTATAAGCTTCAGTAATCTTGCAAGTATGTAAACCTATAAAGTTTTGACATACATCAAATAATTTATCTGGGTTATTTGAGTTAGTTGGGTTAGTTGGGTTAGTTGGCCTATTTATAATCATAGTAGTCATTTACCTAATATATTAGTATTTCTGTATTCAGTATTCTTTAAAATTAATAATTGTAAATGTAAATGTAAATCAATTTTTATATTTAGAAATGTTAAAAATATAAATATAAAAATTGCATGTAAAACTACATATACATAAATATACATAAATATAATGGCTATTACAGTTGTAACAACAGGTGGATTATGTAATATGTTACGTGTTACATTTTCATATTTATTAAAGGCTAAATCTGAAAACAAAGTTTTAAATGTATTTTGGCAGCCTACCGATGCATGCCCTCAACATTTTTTAGAACTATTTCAACCTGTTAATGGTTTAAATTTTATAAATTCTATAAATAATTTAAATATTGCTGATAAGGCTGATAAGACGGATATTGCTTATATAGGTTTTGATGCATATAGTGAAACAAATACACCATTAATGTATGCTGAATTAAAACCATTGCCTAAATATAATCCGTGGTATGCATCAGAACTTACTCAACGTTTTGCATTTGCTTTAAATGAACCATATATTGCAGTGCATATTAGGCGCACCGACCATAGTGTAGATGCTAAACAAAATAATAAATATACAAGTGACGAAGATTTTATTAAATTTATTGATGATAATCCAAATATAAATCTTTATATTGCAACAGATAATCGTGCTACGCAAGATAAGTTCTATGCTAGATATAAGAATCGTATAAAAGGGATTAAATTTATAGAACCCTCAATATATTTGCGTCAAACAAGCCTAGGCATTGCAGTTATAGATATTTTTGTGTGTGTTAATGCTGTTAAATTTATGGGTAGTGGTTGGTCATCTTTTAGTGATTTAATTAATGATATACGTACATTACAAGGCCGCTAATACTTTTATTTTATATATTTAGATGTTTTCTTTATTTTTCATTTTATTTTTCATTTTATAAACTTAAAACTATCTAGATATAGTTAATATAGTTAATATAGTTAATATAGTTAATAAGTGCATTGTATAGTTATTTCTGTATAGAATGGCAGATCAGATAGATCAGGCAAACCAGCCAGAAATAACTAAACCTAAAACTATACGACGCAAAGCAAAAGCAATAATATCCTCTCCTGTTATTGACCAAACATTGAATATAGATAAAATACCACAAAAACGTGGTAGAAAACCAAAAAATAGTAATTTAGAGGTGGCAACATCAGTGTCAGCGCCAGCAATGTCAGCGCCAGCAATGTCTGTAATCAATACACTAAGTATACCAAGTATACCAAGTATTGATGAACAATTATTATCAATTGTACCTATTAATATTAATAACTATGTATCATTGCTAGAAATTCAACAGGAAAATATAATTTTAAATAGCAAGAAAGCTGACAAAGCTGACAAAGGTGACAAAGCTGTCAAAAATAATTACTCTACAAACATAACTACTACTATTTTAAATAATAATGATAAGTTTGCTATTGAAGATAGGCGTGAAGAACTAATTAATAAAACTACTGAAACTGAAACTGAAACTAAAAAAAATGAAAAGATAACAAATACAAATGCAAATGCGAATATAATAGTTCCTAATATACTTGAACCTTCATATTTAACACAGATAACTCAACTTTATCATTTTAGTGATATTCATATACAGTTATTTCGCAGACACGAAGAATATAAGCAGGTATTTGATAAATTATATAAATATCTTAGAGCTGAAAAAGTTTTATATAAAATTCCGGAGTCCCAAAATACAAACATACCATTAATTGCAGTTATTACCGGAGATATACTTCACAGCAAAAGTGATCTATCACCTGAATGTATACAAGTAACATATACACTTATCAAAACCATTGCCACTATTATGCCGATTGTTATTATTCCTGGTAATCATGATATTAATATAAATAATATAGATCGATTAGATAGCATTACGCCTATTATTGCTGATTTAGCTACTACATACCCAGTCTATTATCTATCTCAAACTGGTGTTTATAAACTTTCTAATCTTATGTTTTATCATGCAAGTGTATTTGACTATAAGATTATTGATCCATCGCAGGTTGTATATGATACTACAGCACCTGGATTGCGACATATTATGTTATATCATGGTCGTGTAAATGGTGCAGTATATTTTAATGGAATTCCTGTACAAGATGATGTAAATGCAAAAAATAATAAAACTATAACACCATCTACATTTGCAAACTATGATATTACATTATTAGGAGATATACATAAACATCAGTTTCTAGAAACACGTAATACTGCTAAAATTACTGAAATTACTGAAATTACTGAAATTATGGAAATCAATGCCACCAATACCACAAGCAAACAATCAACTAATATTGCCTATGCAGGTTCTCTTATTCAACAAAATATTGGGGAAAGTATTAATCACCATGGACTTATTAAATGGCGTGTAACTGAGTGTGATGGACAATTTGTGGAAATTCCAAATGCGTGGTCATATGTTGTTATAAATATTGATAATAAAAAGGCAGATCATTGCTGTATGCTAGAAAATGGTAAACATAATCCTGCATGCACATTATCTAAAAATATTCGGCTCCGTATTCTCTATAAAAATACTCTTGAAAGCTATGTAAATGATTATATTACACTTATAAAAGGAAATCATACTATTTTAGAATATTCATATCAAAATAGTGAAGAGCTACACTTTAATGGTGTAGATAGTGATTGCGAGGATGGCGGGGATGGCGAAGATGGCGAGGATGGTGAAGATGGCGAGGATGGTGGGTCTAATGGGGCTAATGATAATGATAATGGCAATGGCAAAAAAAATAAAAAACAAAAAACACAGATTGACATTACATCACCAGATTTGCAAAATAAGTATATAGTTGAATATTTAAATGCAACAGCATCACCTAAACTTACAGATGATGACCTCTCTACAATTCGCCAACTAAATATTACTCAAAACCAACAAATTGGTGATGAATTTCGCAATCGGATTACTAACCATGCAGGTCATTATAGTATTAAAAGAATTGAGTTTAGCAATTTATTTTCATATGGTGCTAATAATGTAATTGAGTTTACAAATTTTAAAGGTGTCGTTGGAATTATTGCACCAAATCACATGGGAAAGTCATCTATTCTAGAAATTATAATATTTGCATTATTTGACACATTTTCTGGTAAAGGTAATGTTAAGGATATTATTAATATAAATCGCGATCATTATAAGATTAAGATGGAAATTGCATTAGGTCAATGGACATATATAATTTTTAAATCTGGCACACGTAATGCTAAAAGTGTGACGCAAAATGTATCATTTACACGTGTTAATGACACTACACATATTAAAGAGTGTCTAGATGAGACTAAACAACCTGATACTAAGAAAAAAATAGCTGAGTATTTTGGTTACTATGAAGATATAATTAACACAAGTTTTTCTATACAAAATGACAATTGTTGTTTTATTGATTCTAGTAATACTGAAAGACGTCGTGAACTATCACGTATAATGAGGTTTGAAATTATTGATGAACTATGTCGATTAGCTAATTCTAACTATACAAGTAATAAAACTGTTCTTGACCATTTACAAAGAAAACTCAATCAAGAAGAATTGACTAAAATAAATGATGCACATAATAAATCACTTAGCATTATTCAATCTATTATAATTGATAAGCAAAGTGCAAAAGATAATATTCGTAATATCAATGAGCAAATTATTTCTAAAAATGCTGAACTTAATACTGAATGTACAGTATTTATAAAGGAAAATAATAGTTTTGTATATAAAGATATTGTTAAACAGCGTAATGATCGTGTTAATGATTTAGAAAAGATTAAAATAACTATACATGAGTTAAATGGTAAGTATGCTAAGTGTGATGTTGGTGATGTTGGTGATGCAAGTGATGCAAGTAATGCAAGTAATGCTACAGATGCACTACCACATGTGACTATTGCCGACAGAATTAGTAAATTAACTGTTAAAAGTAAGGCAGTATCCCAGACTATTAAGAATTTACATAAAGACAAGTTGGACTTATATAAATTGCGAAAATCAGTGTTTAATAGTAATAAGTCTGCAAATGATTTGGAACAATTACTTATTACATATGATGAAACAATGAAGACTAATAAACTAACAATATCTAAACTAAAAGTGCAAATTGACAATATAAGTTTATCATCAGATAAAATAGGTTTAAATATGGTGCAAATTGCTGAGCTAGAACGCTTGTTAAGTGAAGAGTGTGATCTGCCTGCTAAATTAAATAAACATATTGCTTTAAAGAGCGGGGAAATGCCACAATTACGGGCAAAACTTTTATCAAATTGCGTTAAGTGTTTTCGCAATAGTGATGGTGAAAATGAATATGAGGCTTTAGCTAGTGACTATTATTTTACTAAAGGTTTGATTGATTATCAAACAATGAATGTTAAAACTCAACAGGAAATTGAAACTTTAGAAAATGAGCTTAACCTTCTAGAACTTGAAAATATTAGAATTAAAAAAGAGCTTATAAATATTAAAACAATTGAAGTCCAAATTAAGCAATTAGAAACTAAATGTATAACATTAGATAAATCACTTGAAACTGCTAAGCTAGATATTATAAACCTTAAACATAATGCGAAAATTGATACGCAAGTGGATGAAACTGTTGCCGAACACGTTAAATATGACCGCAAACTTGAATCTATTACTCAAAAAATAGAAAAATTACAACATGCTAATGACCTTAAACAACGTATTGAAATGCAAACTCTTAAATTAAAACCTATTGAGATGGATATTGAAAAATTAAATAAAACAATAGAGAGATATGAGGCTCTAGCAGATGTAATTAATGCAAATAATGTGATAAATGAAGATATTGAAGAATTACGGCAATCTGCAAAGGAAGTAGAGGCAGTATATGATGCTGTAGAGCGCAAATATAATATAGAGCAAATGGCGCTTTCTAAATATGCTGCTCAATTGAATCAATATCGTAAGGATCATAAAGAATATAAAGATCTTGAACAGATAGTTAAATTATGGGAGCACTATAAAAATGCACTTAAACAGCTACCATATATACTGCTAGATAAGATAAAGCCTGTTTTAGAGCGTAAGGTTAATGATATGCTTAGCATTGTTACTAATTTTACTGTAACTTTTGATATGAGTGATAACAAGATTGATATATTTTTAAAGAGATCATCATATCGAAATGGTCAAATTATTATAAATAATGCAAGTGGCTTTGAAAGGTTCATATCAAGCCTAGCAATTCGCATAGCACTGCTAGATTTATCAAATCTCCCTAAGCTTAATTTCCTGGCTATTGATGAAGGATGGTCATGTTTCGATACACATAATATTAATAATGTAAGCATAATTATGGAGTTTTTAAAAACCAAGTTTGATTTTATTATAACTATTAGCCATTTAACAGCTATTAAAGAACATTGTGATAAGCATATTTATTTAAAGCGTGATAATGCTGGCTATAGTGTAATTAGTTATGAGGAGTAAATATCGTTTAATTTTTTCTATTTTATAAATAAACAGCTTAACATTTACATTTAAGCAAATCTTCTTGTTAAACACTACTCTAGATACGTATAGTGTGCTGTATACTGTTCGCTGTGCACTATAATATAATGACTATTGAGAGCTCATATATTGCAAACTCATCTAGGGTTAAATTCATTAAATTACTTAATGAAGTTGAGGGAAATATAGATACTATTCTAGACACTGCTTTAAGCACTGCTTTAAACACTGCTCTAGATACAGATACTATACTTAACTTAAAACTCAAATTAAACAAAAAGATTCAAAAAAAACTTGACATTATAAAACTGTGTGACAAACTATATGATACTAATGAGTTTCCAACACTTGATTATAATAAAACATCAACATCTAAACTTTTAGATGAACTAGAATATACTACAGCAAATATACAAAACACACATACACAAACTAATACACAGGAAATGTACAATATACAACAGCATATTACAAAAGATAAAATCCTTGCAAAGAAGAAAGAACTTGCAAAATATTATGATAATTTGAACAAAACACTTGGCACAATAGTGCATAATATTTATGTGCAAACTGACTATAATGTAATTATGTCAAATGTCCCTATATCAGGTACATTATCTGAAACAAATCATATTGAAGATATTACACCCCATCATATATATGATACATTAACTAATTTTGCAGATTCAAATGATATAGTTAATGTACTGCAAATTGCTAGTGATACTTATTTAATTAATATAAAAAATAATAACACTGCTAGATACTTAATTAATAAATTAAATGGAAAATTAGTAGATACAAATGTTATTCATCTATCATATATTGAGCAACCATGTAATAATACATTGCATGATACATCATATATGTCAAGTAATGTATCTGGTGTGTCAGGTGCAGTTGGTATGTCAGGTGCAGTTGGTATGTCAGGTGCAGTTGGTGCAGTTGGTATGTCTGAAAATAATGAAAAGCAAAGTACAGTTTGGTATACTAAATGGCAAGACTGGCAAGAGTGGCAAAAGTGGCAAGACTGGAAATATATAAAACCTATTTTACAAAAACTAAGTAGTTGGTTAAGTATGTAGTTAAGTTTGTGCTTTAACTTTGAATGATAGCTGTCCAATTAGTTTTACATTTTTTAATTTTTTTATACTTTTGCTAATATTTTCATAGTAATCAAAAGATGGTTTGCCTTCTGGCAGTGTTATTTGTGTTTGTGTATCTATTCCTAACAAGCTAAATAACTTAAATATATAATTATGTGTACCTGCAGGTGGTGATGGTCCCATATAGTTTACTAATGTTTTGGATAGTTTGCCATTATCATATATTGCTGCCATATGCATAAATGGTTTATTGTTACTTGGAGATTCTTCACCATTTGGTGCATCTGGATCATATAATAATAAAAGTGTTTTGCCTTGTGCAGAAATTATTATATGCGGGATCATACTTGCTTCAAATTGTGTGAGAATTTGCGGTTTATTGAATTTATTGAATTTATAGGAATTAATAGTAATCCCATTATATGATATTAATAAAGGTGAATTAAGTAATGGTTGTTGTGTTTGTATCGTTGTTTGTATTATTTGTGGTGGTATATTTAATTTTGTACCACCTTTATGTAAATTGCTCAATAATTTTATATGTTTTAAGTTTTTTAATGTGCGAGGGTGTAAATGTTTTATATGTATTCGTTTACCATTAATAGATTTAACTTTTGGATTATATTTTGAAATAGATTTAAGATAATTGCGTGTCCTTTTAGATACATAACTTTTTCGTATTGTCATATTACCTTAATAATTTTATTTATTTTTAATAAATAAAAAATAAAAAATAAAAAATGAAAAAATAAAATAAATAAAATAAAAAAAAATCTATTATCACACATTAAGATATTGTTCATTTGCTCTATAAGAGGTTTGACATAATCCACTTGGATCTGCAGATACATTTGCCCAACTAGTATTTGGTATCCAATATTTATATACATTTCCATGCCCCGGAAACATTGATTCAAATATTTGACGATAGTAAAATGCTTCCATAGTAGGTGGCGTATTTACTGGATATAAAATAGTCCTGTTTTCATATGCAATTAAAAATTTGTCAGTAACTTCACTCTCAGCATATTGTTTTAAAGTTTCACAGTGATTACTTCCACAATTGCTAAACTGGCATTTTTGCCGATATAAAACACTTTCAGGTAAATATATTTGTCGACCAGAATTATCTTTTAAATCAAATGCTTTACGGAGAATATATTTTTCAATACCTTTTTGGCATTTTACATCTTTATTAATATTAATGCATAGTTTAACAAAATTTACATCTAAAAAAGGATAGCGACCTTCAACACTATTAGCTAATAGTGATTTATCGGTTCGTAGGCAATCAAAATATCCCAGATCCATAACTCGCATTTTGCACTCTAGTTGATGTTCTTTATCATTAGGAGCTTGGTGAAAATATAAATAACCACCTAGAATCTCATCGGCCCCTTCACCGCTTAAAACCATTTTAATCCCAAATGATTGAATTTTTCTGGCTAAAAGATAATTGCAAATGCTCGCGCGTGTTGTTGTAATATCTGCGCTTTCAGTGTGGTAAATAACATCATCTAGAGCATTAAGAGCTTCTTCTGGTGTAAAGTAAATTTCATGATGTATAGAACCAATATGCTTAGCAACTTCCCTTGCATAAATTAAATCGGTCGATTCGTCCTTAATACCAATGCTAAATGTATGTAGTTGAGGATTGGCCCCATATTGTTCAGGGTGTGCCCTCATATATCTCATAGTAATCGCTGCAATAAGTGATGAATCCAAACCTCCACTTAAACAGACACCAAATGGTACATCTGTCATTAGGCGCTTTGCAACTGCAGATTCAAGTGTATTGCGAATTTGTTCTAGTAAAAGTGTTTCTTCATCTGCATTAAGAATAGGTTGTGGTGCATAGGAATATTGAATGTTATTGGGGTGTGGGTGTGATGAATTATAAATAGGCGCTCTCGCACATGCAAGTAGGTCTCCAGGGGAATCTAGCCAAGAACCTCCTTTAGTCTGTGCAAAATAGTTTATTGGATTTATAATAGGATGGGTTGCATTGAAATAAAGATATGCTCCAGAAGGCATTACCTCAATTGATATGCATTTTACCAGTGCTTTTAGTTCGCTAGCAATGTGAATATTACCATACTTATCTAAACCATAATAGAGTTGTGTGATACCATAAGGATCTCGCGCAACAAATACCATGTTTGTAAGAGTGTCGTGTAGTATAAAAGAAAACTGACCATCTAATTGTCCAAGAAGAGCAACAATTTCTGTGTGGATAAGTATACCTGGAATAGTGGTGCTGGTGGTGTTGGTTGTGTTAGTATTGGTGTTGGTGGTGGTGGTAGTAGTATTATATTCATATAATGCTAAAATTGATTCACAGTCACTGCCAGTTGCATACGGATATGTATTATATTGCTCACGCAACTTTTTATAATTAAATATTTCGCCATTAACACAGAGAATAAGATTTTTATCTTTTGAATAATAATAAAGTGGTTGATTACCACCATTTGGGTCAATTATAGATAGGCGCTCATGTGCAAAACATCCATGGTTTGTTTGAATATATCCAGTGCCATCAGGACCACGGTGTCGTAATTTAGCTGACATGCTAAGTGCATATTTTTTAATTTTTGTATTATTAGAGATAGATTTATTAGAAATTAATGCAAATATTCCACACATTTATAGTTAGTTATTTTAGCTTTATGAAAATTGATTAGTTAATTAGTTATATTATTTGCACTTTTATAGGTTTAAATATTTCATTTGAAATAACGTTTAAGTTAAAATATTGTAAAAAGTAGAATTGATTGTAAATTTATTATGATCTAGATGATCTTATATTTTTTATTTTTTAGAATTTTTTTTATGTTTTGAATTATGTTTTGAATTACGTGTTGAATTACGTTTTGAATTACATCTGTGGCCACCCTTGATGTCCGCGACCCTAGTATTAAGACCATGAAGTACTTCAAATGCAGGGTTGTTTTGTTGTAGTAAGCCTATATTTAATGATGATGGTGGTAATGCAGTTTTATGTTCTTGATATTTCTGTTCTGCAATGCGAATCGCAGATTCAAGTTCTTCAATGATTTTTTGTTGTTTTGCTCGTCCATTAGCATTTTGTCTTATAGCTGTAATTTCTGTTTCTTTGTCAGCATTTGGTCTTGTTTCTTTGTCAGCATTTGGTCTTATTTCTTTGTCAGCGTTTGATCTTAGATTAGTAGGTAATTTTAATTCACCTATTCTAGCTGCTTGTTTACCTATATTACTTACGAATGGTTTAGTTCGTGCTGTTTGTAATTTTTGTTTTAGTGCGTCTATCTCTGCTGCTAGTTTTGCTGTTACCTCATTGGCTGATTTTTTTGCTGTTGCCTCATTGGCTAATTTTTTTGCTGTTGCCTCTTCGGCTGATTTTTTTGCTGTTGCCTCTTCGGCTGATTTTTTTGCTGTTGCCTCTTGGGCTGCTAATACCGCTGCTGCCTCATTGGTTGATTGTTTTTGTTTTGCTGCTGCTGCTGCTGCTGCTGCTGCTGCTGCTGCATCATTGGCTGATTTGTTTTGTTTTGCTGCTGCATCATTGGTTGATTGTTTTTGTTTTGCTGCTGCCTCATTGGTTGATTGTGTTTGTTTTGCTGCCTCTTCGGCTGCTAATACCGCTGCTGCCTTATTGGTTGATTGTGTTGTTTTTGCTAATGCCTCTTTGGCTGTTTTTTTTGCAGTTTGTTGTGTGGCTGCAGTTTGTGCTAGAACTGCGGAAGTACTACCGTTTTGTGTGTTTATTAAATGCATACTTTGTGGACTACCATAGAGCATCCCGCTATTTTCTGTAGATGCATTTTTACTGACTTGAGCAGTTCTATGTTCACGACTATGGTTAAAAGGATTAATTGATCCTTCTCTGTGGAAATGTAATGAACCGGGTAAACTGGATGCACTGCTAGTTCTTTGTCTTCTATAATTTGCAGTAATAAGCTGCTGCTCATTATGTGTTCTATGCTCTACTATGGCAGTTTTTATATAGTTCATTACAAGTTCAACATCAGCAATACTAGAGCTTGTATTCAATTTATCAAAATTAGATTGTATTTCGTTAATTCCCACCACATTTTTATGTAATTTCATAAAATATTTTTTAAAATCCTTGTAAAATGATATTTGTTTTATCTCATATTTTTTATTTTTATTATTTTTAAATGTTTCAATAAAATTTAACATTTGGCTTATACTCTTTTGATAACTCAATGTATTCTGTATTGAACGCATTAATTTTGTTACCAAATGAACTTTTGCGTCGTCATTTCTAATAGATTTACATGCTTTTTCGGCATTAGCTATCTGTTCTGTAAAATCGTAATTAGTCTCATCATTACTTATAGTACTTCCCTGGTTAGACCCAATGATAGAGCTAGCACTAGACCCGAGCCTAGACCTATGCCCAAAGCTATGTATAAGGTTAGAGCTAAAATTAGTCCCAGATTCAGACCTAAAGTTATGCTGAGACACAGATCTAGGTCTACTCCGAGGATTACTCCCACCTGACATTTCTAAATTTTCTCCCTGATGATAATCTTTACATGCACTCTCCAACTCATAGCCCATTTTTTTAAACTTTTTCCAAAAGTTTATATCATTAATTATACTTAACTGTTCTGCTGAAGTACTTATTAAAAAATTATTAGTATATGCTAACATTTCATCATTTTTGATGGTACAGGTATCATCTGCTTCATATGTAGATATCGTATTTGTAGTATTTGTAGTATTCATTGCATTTTCACCGCTTGATTCTGCATCACAGTCTCTGCTGAATTGTTTATGTTGTGCCTTTGCTAAGGCTTGTTCAGTTTCACATTTCTTTTTACTAGCTGCTTGTGCCTGTTTAATTGCTACTAATTCCCGTTCAAGCATTTCTGTTTCAGCTTTAATTTGCTTTGCAACTTCTTCTTTAGCCCATGTGTCTTTATTTTTAATGTTATCCATAATTTTATTTAATATAACAATTATCGTATTTTTAAAATTTTTAAAGGCTTCATTATAAGATCCATTAACTATTGCTGTAATATTTTTATTTATTATTCTAAAAATGTCATCTGTAGGTTCTACTTTTTGTATTGTTCTTAAATATTTAATAAATTTTGAAACAAAATTACTGTTTAACGAATTGCTTTGTGGATTACCAGGACTAGTAACTGATTTATTATGTTTGTCAACAATAATATAATGCCTGATCATAATATATAATAAACCTAAGCAAATTTTTGTCAGTTTTTTATCAGATAATTTTCGTAAAAACTCAATATTTACCCTAGAGAAAGTTCGTTCTGGATTCGCAACGAGATAATCATAAAATTTTTCAATAATTGCTTTTGACTTTGTATAACTATCATATGAAAATAAGTTATAAAATATTTTTTGATCTTCCGAAGTATATATAATTATATTAACATAATAATTAAATTTAATTTCAGTAAGAGCAAGAATGTTTGTACGTACATCTTCAAAGTCATCATCAACAACACCGCCTACTTGTGCACGTAATGTGCATTTTTGTTTACATCTTTGAGTAACATGTTTTTTATAATTAGTATGTTTTTTATGTTTTTTATGATTATAATGTTTATAAGGTGTACTTTTTTTATTTTTTTTACTAAATATACTATCTAGCTCTGCATATTTTTTATTTTTTTTAGTAATCATACTAAGTTATTATTACTATTAATTAATTTTATTAATTATTTCTATTACTTATTATTTTAGTAAGAAAATAAAGTTGAAGATGTTAATTAAAAATATAAAAAGTAAAAAGTAAAAAGTAAAAAGTAAAATAGAGATAGTTGTAAAGGATAGCGTATAATCTATAGCATATAAACTATAGAATATAAACTATAGAATATAAACTATAGAATATTTTTATTATATGTATGAAACCGTTGATTATTTGAAAGTGTGCATGGCTCAATAGTAACTCTACTATCTGGATATGTAGTTAAACATTGTTTATCATTTGTGCTTGGTGTAATAACATTAAAACCCATTTTAATTGATGAAGCTGATTTTAGTGTATCACTTGTAAAATTATTATAGTCACATAGATTATTCACAGGATTAACAAAAAATTGTTGCATTGTATCATTTGCATTGCAGGGTTGGAATGTATAGTTACTTTTAGGATTATCATAACTTAAGCATCCTCTATTCCCATATAAAAGATAATAGTTGCTAGATGAATTATCAACAGACATACATGTATCACTTGGTGAACCTGACTGATGCAACTGTGTATATGGTACCTCATAGTTGCAAGTTGATATACCATCTGATGTATACTCATCTACATTTATTGTAATTGGATATGCTATATTTTTAATAGATTTAATTGGATATGATTTTTTACTTGTATTAAGTTCTTGTTTTTGCTTTTCAAGTTTAGTAAGTTGTTTATTTAAATTGTTAAGTTTATCATTTTGTAACTTTAAAAATATAGCAAAAGCAGTTTTTTGCATATTTAATGAATCATCCATTAAGCCAACAGTATTGTTAAATGGTTTTATGTATGTATTAGCATCAGGAGCTGTACGTTCTGATATTATAAAGTTTGTAGATGAATCTGGACCAAGTAATGGAGGCATATATGAAGCTTGAGAAATATCTGCAAATGTACTGCGTTTTTCTGTATTTTTAAAGCTTTCTTGATGTTGTAATAAATTTTTTGCCTGCTTTAACTTATATAGTGTATAGCGGGCATTTGCAATTTCATTATCTGTTGCAGCTAGTGAATAAGGTAGTATATTTAAATCAGTAAGAGGTTGCTCTAGAATATTTGACATATTAGTTATTATGATAATGATACTATAATATAATACAATGCTATTACAATGCTATTACAATGCTATTACAATGCTATTACAATGCTATTACAATATTACAATATTTATTATTCTGAAATTTTTACATTTTCTTTACATTTTCTTTACATTTTCTTTACAATATTATTAATATTACTCTGATTTTGCGTATCTAATAGTTGTGCTTTTTGAGCAATGCTAGGATCATAGTTAACTTTAACCATTTTATTGCGCATAGCAGTTAATGAAGTTACATTATAAATTGTATTAACATTACTTGTATTAGATAAGGTAATTGTGCGATTATTTACATCAGTAAGTGTAATTGTAATAAAATCAAAGTTATATGTACCTGTTCCACCTGTAATTTTTAAAGTAAAATTTAATGTTCCATTACTGTCAATAAGTAGTACTTTTTCTTTATCTAATGGATTTTTCATATCAATATTAAGATATGTAGCAGCTAATATGCCATTACCATTTTCATCATCAGTATTATCAATATCATTAACAACAAAAGCAAGTTTTTTAATTATATAGATTATACCTGTTTTAACAGCTTGAAATTGTAAAGTATAGCTGGCATCTTTATTACGATTTGTATGACAGGTTATAGTTGTACTATCTAACAATCCAATATTATCAAAATTTAGTTTATAACAGGAATTTGCAGCATAAATGCAATTTGTTAATATATTACAGTCGGTATTATTAAGACCTATAGAATTATCTGGCGGTTTACATTCATTATATTGTGGATTTGGGTTAGTAGGTGTATATGTAGTAGGTGGAGGCACATATACACGGGGTGGCTCAGTTGGTGCTACAGTTGTTGTTGGAACTGTAACTGTTACACCAGGAGTTGTAGTAGGTATAAAATTGCCCATTCGTGTTTATATGTATGTATGTTTATATTTGTGGTTACTGTTATAATTTACTTTTATAATTTACTGTTATAATTTTTTCAAAGTTTAAAGGATACTAAAAAAAAACATAAAACATAAAACATAAAACATAACATAAAATATTTGCGCATATTTTAATATGGTGGTAAGTAAAACTGCTTGTGATAATCATCAGTTAAGTCATTTAAACTTAATTTATTTGCAATTTGTGTATCAGATTTAGATAATATAGGTTGAGGAACATTAGCATAATTAAAATATTGGGGTGATTGTGAGCGCATTTGTAAATTGCTGTTTGAACTATAACTATTGTTGCTATTAGTTGAAGAAATATTAATGCTAACAAATTTAAATATAATTATAATTACAATAATTGTTAGAATAACTCCTAATATTGGATCCATTGTAAGTATATAAGTATATAACTATATATAACTATATATAATATTTTTTTAACTAAACAGAAAATGATACAGGTCGTAAATCAAGATTTATTTTGCGACGTACCTGTTGATATGCTAATATGTTTTTATCTAAACTATTTGCAAGTTTATCATAAAAACCAGTATATAACCCACGATTAAGTATATTAGGACTCTTTTCACCTTTTTCAACTAAATGTTCATCTCTAGAACGTAGGTATTTTTGATATGCAAGCAAATAATCAGGTATATCTTCATATTTTTTAGTATCCATAGCTTTTTGAAATGCATCCCATTTAATAAATGGTGGTGTAACTTGGTAATACTTAGGAAAAATTCGCCAAGTAAGATATTGTTTAAATTGTGACACATCGCCACGAAGCATACTAATTAATACATCAACATCTTGCAAAAATGCACCTTCTTCAGTATATTTCATATTATAAATTAAATCCTGTACTTCATCAAGGAGCCTTGTAATATCTGAACCAGTTATTGGTTTATCACCCTTTTCTTCTATATTTTTAAAGTAAAAACCACCTACATATTTTGTATTTTTTACATGTGATAATGATAATACTGCTTTATTACTAGCCTTTGAAAATTCATTAACTGTTGTAGAAATAAGAGTATATATATGGTCTAATTCTTTATCAGTAGTTGTGGATTTAATTGATTTATTATTTTTTCTAATGAGTTTTAAAGTTGCAATTATTGTAGTTTTTATTTTACTAGGTGTTACACCTTGTTTTTTTAATTGCAAATATTGATTAAATAATATATTAACTAAAAGAATAAATTCAATACCTTTAAAAGGTAGTTGTTTAGGATCTTTTCTATTTATTTTTACTTTTTGGTTTGTGTGTTTAGTTATGTTTTTTGTTATATGTTTAGTTATGTTTTTTGTATGTTTTGCTATTGCCATAATTATTTTAATTACTCTAATTACTCTAATTACTCTAATTACTATTAAATTATATATTTTGTTATCATTGTGTTGTCAATGTGTTGTCAATGTGTTGTCAATGTGTTGTCAATGTATTAGCAATATCCTCATCATGTAATAAATTTTTATTCATATAAAATTGAAATAAATACAATTTAAATCAATTTAAATACATTTACATATATTTACTATAGTTTCTATAATTTTTATAAATACAATTCAACATGGCTAATTTGTTAAGGGATATTGTTATGGATGAAACTAAAATGCAAGTTATTTCTAAGAAAACTGTAAATATTAAAGATAAACAAGATAAAAAAGAAAAAGCAGTAAAAGCAGTAAAAGCAGTAAAAGCAGTAAACCCTATAAATAGTGAACACTTAACTGATGAAGAATTAAATAATAATATTGATAATGATGAAGAATTAGCTCTTAAATGGGGTAGTAAAACACAGCTTGAGCATATTCGCGATTTACCTGATACATATATTGGCAGTATTGAACCTGAAAAAACTTTTATTTGGACTATTGTACATAATAATGATATTGCTGCTAGTACTGATGCCAGTGGTGATGCCAGTGGTGATGCTGGTGCCAATGGTGATGCCAATGGTGATGCCAATGGTGATGCTAATGCTGATGCTAGTGGTAATGAATCTATTGAAGGTGATACTGCTATCAGTAATGCTAACACTATTAAAATAGTACGTAAAAATAAAGTTAATTTTCAAATTGTTAATAAAGAAGTTGAATATGTTCCAGGTCTCCGCAGTATTATTGAAGAAATTCTTGTTAATGCATTTGATAATATGAACCGTGTTAATCAGCGCAATTCAGTTGATGGAAAACATCTTAAAAAGGTGACATATCTTAAAGTATCAACAAATCGCAAAACTGGTGAAATTAGTATTATGAATGATGGTGAAGGTATTGATATTGCAATTCATCCTAAGGAGCAAATTTATATTCCTGAAATGATTTTTGGAAAGCTCCTTACATCTGGCAACTACAATAAAACTGAAAAGAAAATTACTGGTGGTAAAAATGGATATGGTGCTAAGCTTACAAACATTTTCAGCACTAAGTTTGTAATTGAAACTATAGATCGTCACCGTAAGCTGCGCTATACTCAAGAGTATAGTAATAATATGGACGTTAAAGGCATTCCTGTTATAGAAGCAAATTACCGAGGTGATTCATATACACGTATCACATTCATCCCCGATTATGCCAGGTTAAATTCTGATAGTGGTTTATCTGAGTCTCTAGAGCGGCTTATTGAAAAGCGTACAGTTGATATGTTTGCCTGCTCTCGTGGCCAGCTAAGTGTATTCTTTAATGATGTTCCAATTGCTTTGAAATCATTTTCCGACTATATGAAACTTTACCTTGAACCTGATCACCTTACAGTGACTTGCAAACCTAATGACCGCTGGGAAATTGGTGCCTGTATGACTCCTAGTTTTACATTTCAACAAATTAGCTTTGCTAATGGTATCAATACACATCGTGGTGGCAAACACGTAGAATATATAGTTAAACAAATTATTAAAAAAATGGTTGACCTCATTAAACGTAAAAAACGTATTGATGTTAAAGAAAGCTTTATTCGCGATAATTTAATGGTGTTTATTAATGCTACTATTGAGAATCCGTCATTTGATTCGCAGACAAAAGAAACACTTACTACATTACCAAGCAAATTTGGCAGCGAATGTATAGTTCCAGATGCATTTGTTGATAAACTATCAGAAAGTGGTATTATGGACCGTGCACTTGCATTAAGTGAATTCCGCGATTCTCAAATCCTTAAGAAAACTGATGGGAGTAAGAAGCGCCGTATTCTAGATATTGCAAAACTGGATGATGCCAATTGGGCAGGAACTAAAAAAGGCGACCAATGTACTCTTATTTTAACGGAAGGTGATTCAGCTAAGGCAATGGCTATTGCAGGCCGCTCTGTAATTACAGATGGTCATAATATGTATGGTGTTTACCCATTAAAGGGAAAGCTTATGAATATACGTGATAAAGAAGACACTACAATTGCAAATAACAAAGAAATCTGTGAAATTAAAAAGATTTTAGGATTACAGGAAGATGCTGAATATAAAAATGTATCTTCTCTGCGATATGGTCGTATTATGCTTATGACAGATTCTGATGTTGACGGATCACATATCAAAGGGCTTATTATCAACTTTCTATCAAAATGGACTACATTAATGAAGATTACTGGCTTTGTTACTAGCTTGCTGACTCCAATTGTAAAAGCTTGGAAAAAAGGTGTTAAAAACGGTAAGCTTAACGCAATGTGTTTTTATACTATGAATGCATTTAATGAATGGTTAGATGCAAATCACGGTGGACGTGGATACGAAGTCAAGTACTATAAGGGATTGGGTTCTAGCACACCTCAAGAGGGTAAAGAATATTTCAAAAACTTTAAACTTGTTACTTATCATTGGGATGATGATGCTGGCGCAAATATTGATTTAGCATTTAACAAAAAACGTGCAGATGATAGGAAAGCTTGGCTCAAAACATATGATGAAAACAGTATTCTAGACATTAACCAGTCTCGTGTAACATTTAGCGACTTTGTTAACAAGGATTTAATACATTTTAGTGAATATGATAATCACCGGTCTATTCCTAGCATTTTTGATGGTCTTAAACCATCACAGCGTAAAATTATGTATTGTTGCTTTAAGCGTGGCTTAACAAATGAGATTAAAGTGGCACAGCTTGCAGGTTATGTAAGTGAACACGGCGCATATCATCATGGTGAAGCAAGTTTAAATGGTGCTATTATTAATTTGGCGCAAAATTATGTTGGTACTAATAATGTAAATTTACTTATGCCAGAAGGCCAGTTTGGTTCGCGAATTCTTGCAGGTGCAGATTCTGCAGCACCAAGGTATATTTATACATATCTTTCTAAGATTACTAATATTATATTTAACAAGGATGATATGCAACTACTAAAGTATAATATAGATGATGGTCAGACAATTGAACCCGTTTTCTATATGGCAACCGTCCCAGTAATCCTGATAAATGGTACAACTGGTATTGGCACAGGGTGGTCAACTGAAATTCCACAGTTTAACCCAATAGATATAGTTGCAAATATTAGGCATTTAATGGCGGATAAGCCTATTATACCTATGAATCCATGGTATCGTGGGTTTAAAGGTACAATTAAACGGTTATCTCCAAATAGGTGGTTAACTAAGGGTACATATCAGATTATTAACAATTCAACTATTGAAATATCTGAATTACCTATTGGATGCTGGACACAAGATTTTAAAAATATGTTAGATACATATGAAAATGGTTATAGAGCAGATATAGCACCTGACAGAAAGAAAAGTGCTGCATCTAAAGGTACTACAGGCACAAGCGCAACTACATCTGCAGCTAAATCTAAACAAAAACCTATTGGTGATAGTAAAAAACCCAAGTGGGCTGAGTATGCTGATATAAATGGCCGCTTAATTAAATCATATCACAGTGAATGTTCTGAATCGCAAATTAAATTTACAATTACATTTGAAATCGATATTCTTAATAGATTACTTGATGGCTATGATAAAAATGGTACTAATGAACTAGAAAAGATTTTCGGTTTAACAACATCAATTACATGTGAAAATACACAAAATTTATATGATGAGCATAATAAGCTTCATAACTTTAAAAATGTTGAAGATATTTTGCAATATTATTATGATTATCGTATTCATTATTATGAGCTTCGTCGTAAGCATTTAATAAAGATTTTGAAGGGTGAAGTGCTCCTAATTTCAACACGTGCCGCTTTTATTCTAGATGTGATTAAAGAGGCTATTAAGGTGCGAAATATTCCTAAATCAGAAGTTGTAAAGCAACTTGAACGGTTGAAATATCCTAAAATGGTGAGTAAAGTATTAACTAGTTTGGATGATATTCCAGGTGATGAAGTTGATGGACATACAAATGGATATGATTTCCTTGTAGGTATGCCTATTTATAGTCTTACTAAAGAAAAGGTAGATGAACTATTAAAAGAAAAAGATGTAAAAACAGCTGAATTAGAAATACTTAATGTTAAAACTGATAAGATACTGTGGGAAGAAGACTTACAGGTATTTGAACGTGAATATAAGAAACATATGGATGATTTCTATGACTATATGGCTCTAGACCCTAAACAATTTGAAGGTCGTCCTGCTCGATCAATTAATCGGAGTGTTACTATTAGCAAAAAATCAAAAAACAAAAGCGATGCGGCTGATGCGGCTGAAGTGGTTGAAGTAGATAATTAAGTATAAAAAGTGTTACAATACTGTAATGCAATTCTAATTATATTTTTTATTTTTTGCTTATATTTTAAAATAATTTATAATTGTATTGAAGTAATTTCTATTTATCCCTTAAACGCCTATCAGCTATATATAGCTGATGGTGTTATGGATGTAATACAGCCTGAAAACTATGTTTTCAGGCGTTATCCGCATAACCAAGACTAGAATTTTTTAAAATCCTAGGCGGTTAAAGGATACCAATATCAGTTTTTTTAATATTTATTTGTAATTTATATTAATTTTTAGATAATATTTACAAAATTGAATTACTAAACAAATAAAAAATAAATATAAACCGGTTACACAACTTATAACAGTATAACAGTATAACAGTCCCACATGGATAAATCTAGATCTGTAACTTCTACACCTACTTTACATATTGAAGATCCCTGGATTACATCACCTAATAAACGTTTACAGAATGGAACTAACTCACCACGTTCATCTCATTTTAAGGATAATTTACTTACTAAAGAAATAGTAATTGATTTAGTAAATCAACATCCTAAACTTAAATTTAAAAAACAAAAACTAGCTAATCGTAAATTTCTATACTCAACTCAACTAGAGCTATCACAAGACAACCAGAACCAACAGAACCAACAAAACCAACGCCAACAGAACCAACAAAACCAACGCCAACACCATCAGCAACATCACCATCAGCAACATCAACACCAACAGTTAATCAGATGTATACAAATCAATAATATAATATATTTTATAGATGCTGATAAATTACTAGTGCTAGAACCCTCTACGATACTTATTAACTATGATACTAATGAATATAGTACTAAATACAACTCATATAAAGATACACTAGAGTATCTAGAGCCTGTTAAATTCTTTTCAATTATAAATGATTATATTAAAGGCTATACTTTACATAAACTGCTAGAGCATTTTCATTTACAAAATGATGGTAAATTGCAAAAAAATATTTCTATCCTAATTGAAACTGCAACACGGCTAAAATTATTTAATTTAGTTACGCAAATAGCAGCACTTTATCCAATTATTGCAATAGATGATAAGGAATATATGATTAGTTTTATTAAATTGAAAGAATTGGAGCCATATACTAATCTATTAAAACTAATTAATCAGCATCAACATCAACATCAAGATTACAATAACATCCGTTTACTACGTGATGGTGAAATATTTAGTACTATAGTATTTCCATATATCATGGGATATTCAACACGTTGTGAAATTATTCAAAAAATACATGAATTTGAACTACATACAGTTATGTATAATAAAATTTGTGATGATATCCGATTTTATAATTTAGTTGAGTTATGGAAAGGTATAAAAATTAATAAACTGCACGCTAGTACAGTTTAGACTGCTCTAGACTATTCTAGAATACACTAAATAATATCTTTTAGAAACATATTGTTACTATTTTTTTCAAGTGTTTTTATATTTAATAATAAATGTGATTGTGTGCTAGTATTAATAAGTTTGCCAGATTTATCCTGTATTGCCATCTCACTGCCAGTTTTCTCAAGAAAAGATAAATACCATGATTCAACTTCTAGATTGCCAGTAGATGTTGATAAGTGTGCCGGTATTTGAATTTGTAATTGATTATAAAGTAAAGTGCCATTATTTGATTTTCCTAATCCAATTACATAATGCCCGGTGACTCTATTAATATAATCATTAAATATTATACTTTCATCATAGCTATCATTACGATATGCATAGTTTTGGAATTGTATTAAATCATTTTTGCAGAAATCATTATTTGTAAAGTACTGGTTAGTCTGAACAGTTAAATAGTCATTTGCAGACAAAACTGCACTATTTGAATTATTAGTAAATATACTATATATATTTGCAACATCTGTAAGGTTAGAAATAGGATTTCCTGTTGGACCATTTAAGTGAAACTGTAAGTTTGATAATGTACCTTCTGGAATAGGAAAATATTCTTTACGTTGTGAATTTGCATTTTTATATTCTAAATATGATACGTTTGCCAGTGTATTAGGTAAAGGAATAAGTGGTGTAAAGACACCAATTGTTTCATTAAGATTGCGATTAGTTCCATAGCTAGAAAAGTTTACACCGTCAATTACCACTGTTAAATATGGGTAGTCACTACTGCGTGTGGCTATATTTGATGAGTAAAGGTTCTGGCAAATACGATTTGGCAATATTATTTTATCAATACTAAAGCTAATTATATTTTTGTAGTTATGTGAAACTGTTAGTGATGAATCAGTTGGTGATCCTCCTAGTTTAACTAAAAAATTATATGGTGTGTTAAAAGGGATGTTAGAAGGGATGCTAGAAGGGATGCTAGATATATTAGTAGAATATGTATACCAATTGCGATCCTGGCTATTGATAATTACTATATTATTTCTGATACGTGTTAATGGAGGTAAATAATCAGGGGCAATCTGTTCGCTTTCTGCTAGTATATCTGGCTGAGCAGAGTTTATAGTAGTATATTTAAACCGTTGTTGTTGGTTATGTTGGTTATGTTGGTTATGTTGGTTATGTTGGTTATGTTGGTTATGTTGGTTATGTTGGATAGATTGATTGGGGTGATTTGTATTAGTAAGTGATGAAAACATTTGTAAATAATATTTAGTTTGCTAGATTGCTAGATTGCTAGATTGCTAGATTGTTTGACTGTTATATTAACGTTAAGTTTTGTAAATGTTGTAGGTATACTTATACTTATATGTACGCATATACATTTGATATAAAAAAAACTAAAAAAATAAAATGTTAAAAGAAATGTTAAAAGAAATATTAATGTTGTTTATTGATGTTGTTTATGTGTTTTTGCTTTACTGGGTTTAAGCATTCGGTTAGCTGTAGTGCATAAAATATTAACATTTTTTACAAGTACTTCTAAATCAAGTTTTTTGTCTGCCTCTGTATATACAGTCAATTTTTCAATAAGAGCTTCTTTAAGACGATTACAAGTTTTAAGATAGCAATTAGTTTTATCATGATAGCCATGGCTTTTAGCTAAAATCATCCAACCAAGTTTTTCAAACATATTTTTATGCCACTCATACAAACCGTGAAATGTAGTATCGTAGTGATTTTGTGACATATTTAAGTATAGTCAAGTATAGTCAATTATAGTCAATTATACAATAGATTTATATATTTATCATTTGTCAAATAAATATAAATATAAATATTAACATAAAAAATTAAAACTAAAATAATGTTATTCTTTGTAAAAGTATTAGTCTGTTAGGTTAGAGATGGTTGCTCTACTATCCTTTAAAAGCCTATCGGTTATATATAACCGATGGGTTTTAGGCAGGAACTCCTGTAAAATGAGGGATGATTATAAATCATCCAGTCATTTAAAGGATATGTGCATAACTATATGTAGGCTGATCTTGACTAAAAGTGGATGGAGGATGATCTGGACTATAAGAATAAGAGTCAGTTGACCATGCATATGTAGTTTGAGGTTTTGTCCTTGCTGGGCGTGTTGTTATAGGTACTGTTGTCCTTGCCGGGCGTGTTGTTATAGGTACTGTTGTTCTTGCTGGGCGTGTTGTTATAGGTACTGTTGTCCTTGCTGGGTGTGTTGTTATAGGTACTGTTGTCCTTGCTGGGTGTGTTGTCCTTGCTACTGTTGTCCTTGCTGGGCGTGTTGTTATAGGTACTGTTGTCCTTGCCGGGCGTGTTGTTATAGGTACTGTTGTTCTTGCCGGGCGTGTTGTTATAGGTACTGTTGTTCTTGCTGGGCGTGTTGTTATAGGTACTGTTGTCCTTGCTGGGTGTGTTGTTATAGGTACTGTTGTCCTTGCTGGGTGTGTTGTTATAGGTACTGTTGTCCTTGCCGGGCGTGTTGTCCTTGCTACTGTTGTTCTTGCTGGGCGTGATGTTACAGGGGGAGTTTGCCTTTCAGTAAATGTTTCAAGAAATTGCATATTATTTGGGTTTAGACCTTGCCCTGCATGCTTTTGAGCCATTAGATACATACCGGAATTTTCAGGACCAAATGAATAGTATGGTCCAACATCTTTAAAATTAACTTGATTATACGACTGGATTGGATTCATTGAATGATATACTATTGCTAACAGAACAATTACACTTGCAATTACACAAACACATTTTTTAGCAAAATGCATTTTATAGGTAGATATAGCAATAAGTTCAGACACAGGTATATATATATATCTAGCATAGATATTTTTTAGTTATTTAAGTCATTTTATGATGTTATGATGTTACATCAATAAAATAAAACAACATACTTAATACAAATAATAGAAAACCAAGAGGTATCATATTATCTTCCAAGTTAAATGAAGCTGTAGAAGCACCAGCACCAGCACCATAATTTACTTTATACATACCCCATAAAAAGCCTAATTTACCATTTATAACATTTAAAGCATAATATAAAAATTTATATAGTGGATTATCATCTGTGCTAGATGTTGATGTATCATCTGTACCACCTAAAGATTCAGCTATATTAGTAACACCTGATGTTATTTGATTAACAATAGTTGAGTTGTTGGCAGAGGCATCTGTATCTGCTGCTGTAGAAGAAGCTGTAGAAGAAGCTGTAGAATTATCAGTAATAGTAAACCCTTCTATTAATGATTTACGTGTCTTATTATCAATTAAGTAATTGCCACGATTACCAGCATCATTAAAAATATTTGCAGTGTTAAGACTACCTGCATTACTTGGCATAGGTTCTCCTGCCGGCACAATATTTGCTTTGCTTTGCTGTACATGTTTTCCATCTATAAATCCAAATTGTTCAACTAATTTAGTGCTTGATATAGTATCACCATAACTAGCTAGTGAACTAGCTAGTGAACTAGTTGGTTTACTATTAGATCCAGAAAGAAAGTTTGTAAGCGTGCTAAGAATTCCAATAGTTCCAGATTCAATTTGGCTAGCTAATCGCAATGGATTAATATCAAGTTCTTTTTTTTGGTCTTCTGCTAAAAACTCAGTATACATTTTCCCATACTTATCAGTTAACCGTTGCTCATTTCCATTAAAATCTGAATTAATCAATTGATTAATTTTATCAATATTTTTTTCATAAATAGGTAAAAGGGTAGATTTGCTAAGTGCTTTTGTAATTTGGCTACTTTGTAGTAATAGTGCATTACTATTATTAATAACTAATGTATCAAGTTCTACAAGTTCATTTATTTGCGTACGAATGGTATTAATTCCCTGCATTTGTGTATTATAGTCTATAGTTGTAGAATTCATCTGTGCTAGAGTATCCAACTGTTTTGTAAGATTATTATTTAAATCATCAATTTGCATAGTTATATTGTATTGTATAGTGTTAATCAGGTCACCTTGTATACTTGTACGTGTGACTGCTAACTGTGATTTAATGGTTTTAACTAGTAAATTTACAATACCGTCAATGGCATCTGCAATAATTTTACTATATTTTTTATCTACAGGTAGATATTGATTTTTTTTAAGTTGACTATTTAATGTTTTAAGGTTATCTAGAATAGTGCTAATGGTTTGTTTATAAAAAAGTAAACATGTATCTATCTGGCTAGGAGAAAGTTGCAAGTTTTTAAAAAGTATGTCTGTTACTGTTATATTAGCATAGCTAGATAGTGATGGTGTAGATTTAGTTGCAGATGTATCTGTAGTTGTTGTGTTGTTGGCAGTGTTATTATCATCATTAAATCTTTCTACTATATTTTTACTTTTGTTTTTATGATTAAAGTATTCTCTGCGTGTGTAATATGTACGTAAGTATATAAAATATATTACTAAACATAGTGCAACAATTACAACCCACCATCTATTTAAGTATTCATAAATAAAATATTTAGGATATTCTAAAATATCAGTTATCATATTTCCCTAATAATATTATTAATAGCATAGTTTTTTTTTGAGTATCCCTTAAACGCCTATTGGCTATATAGCCGATGGTGTTATGGATGTAATACAGCCTGAAAACATAGTTTTCAGGCGCTATCCGCATAACCAAGACTAAGATTTTAAAAAATCCTAGGCGGTTAAAGGATACTAAAACTTATTAATAATAAATATACATTGGGAAATTATGATGACTTTGTTTATAAATAAAGCTGATTATTTTCAATAACGTCTAAAAGTATGTCTTCTATTAGCTGTAGGTACATGTTCGGTTAGATAATTTTGTAAGGCTGATGGAAAAAATTTTAGGCAGTTATTGCGAATGTAACTAATATCTTCATTAAAAAAATTTGAGGCTTCTAATATTGCATTATCATTTGAGGTATATTTGCTTTTGTCTTTTATGTATTGATTCCAATAGGTAAAAATTTGACTCTTTTTTAGTTGCATTAATTTATTATATATAATTGGCACATAATCTAAATCACCGCGTCCACCGTATAGTTCAGTAGGTGTTACTGTTTGCATGTATATTTTATATTCAGGTAACTTATCAAAAGTGGATGGCAACATTTTGGTGGTGGAATACTGTGAAAAAAATGGTGCGTGCAGGTTAGCCATGAGTTCTTGCATTGTTGGTTCTAGTGTTGGTTGTTCTTGTAGTGTTGGTGTTGGTGTTTGTGTTTGTGTTTGTAGTATTGGTGTTGGTGTTGGTGTTGGTGTTGGTGTTGGTGTTGGTGTTGGTGTTGGTAATTGTGCTGATATTGGTACTGGTACTTGTACTTGTACTTTTGCTGATGGTAATGGTGCTGATATTTGTACTGGTACGTTTGCTGATAATAATTGTGCTGATACTGGTACTGGTACGTTTGCTGATATTTGTGTTGGTATATAGTAACATTGCACAATTAACCAAATGTACTTAGCTGATTTAGATGCTTCACTTAAAAATTTCTTTTTATTTTTTGTATCATTTACTGTAGTTTTAAAATATAAAGTCTTTAAATATTTTATAATTTTATTACATTCTGTTAAAATTTCAGTTAATCGTGTCTTTTGTTTCGCAAATGTCTTTTCTGTTTTTGTTTTTTGTTGTTGTGGTGGTAGTTGTGGTTGTTGTTGTGGTTGTGAATTATTTTCTATTATTAAATTATTTTGTGGTATAATGTTTTTTATTGTTTTTCTGTCTCTTTTTATATATCCATTTTCTTTTTTTTCATAGTATTTAAACATTATATTACATGCACTTACACATTGTTCAAATAATATTATAATATCACGTTGGTAATTTTCTTCATTAGCTGCATTAGCTATTTTGTCTTTTATGTCTTTGATATATTTGCAAAGCCATGATTTTAGTGGTAATGTTAAAGCAAATCGTGTAGTTCTATTTTTACCGTTTTGATTATTTGTGTCGACTATATTATCGTTAGTCATAGATAATGCATTTATTTTATTTTGAAAATCACTTTTTATTTTAATGTTTTGTGCCATTTGTAAAGATTTTGCTTTTTCATTATTTATTTCGTTTTGTGTTTGTATTTTTCTTGTAGTTTGTTTTTTTTTACGAAATAAAGAAAAAATTGATTTTTTCTGTTTAGGCAAAACAGCAGCTGCAGTTGCAGCTTCCGTTTCCAGTTTTTTTGCAGCTTCCTTTTCCAGTATTTTTTCTAAGTCTATTTTTGTAGCAATTAACTCCTGTGCATAGTTTTGTTTTGCATTTGAAAATTTGTTCGCATATGTACTTTTAAACAGATTAAATTGTGCATTTTGTTTGCGAAATGTATCTTTAGTTATAAAGGTTTTAGAGGATTTTTTTGTCCCATTTTGTATTCTAAGTTTGTTGCTGACGGTTGTAATTTGCCTAGTTTGATATATTTCTATAAACTTATCAAAGAGTTTTTTAAGCTTTTCTTGTATTTCTAGTAACTCATGTTGTTTATCAAATCCTCGAATTTTGTCATGAAATTGTGTTATGTATTCAAAAAACGTTTCATATTGTTTATTTATTTTTATTATAATCCTCTGTATATTTTGTTGCGTATTTGGTACACTTTCATCTCTTGCTTTGTGAAACGATATAAAATAGTAAGACAACTTCTCAAATTCGTTAGTTAATTTTTTAAATAAGTCTTTTATTTCATTTATTTTTTTAGTTATTTTTTTTATAAAACTTTTATATTGAAATTCTTTTAGCATATTTGCATCTGCATATGGTATATATTTTTTAATCATTCTAATTATACAGTCTATAATTAAATATATACCTTGATAGTGACCATAATTACATAGTTTTACAAATATATTTAGACATTTAGTCAAACCTTTATTTTCATCTTTTAGAAATTTGTTTATGTTGATTATTTTCGTATCTATCTCATAAGAAAATGTGGTAGTATGTATTTTATATAATGGGTTTAAAATTATATTAAAATACATTTCCATTTCACTTATTACATATTTATAATAAAAACTTGCGTATATTTTAATTATATGGTTAAGTGGAACATTAGTTTTTATTGTATGATTATTTATATTTTGTTTATGTAATAATATTTCATGTAATAATATTTTATTAAGTGAAATATATCCTATATTTATAAGTGCGTGATTATTTAATATTATATCTATTGATGTATTAATTTCATCTAATTCAATTTTTTCTCCAGTGTCATATTTGTTATCTATAAAATCATAGTTCAGATATAAGGGACTAAATAGATCTAATATATTTGTGAACTTAGTAATATTTTTTTTATTATCTTCATCTTCTTTTAAATTGCAGTATAACTTTAAATCTTTTAGAATATTTTTTATAATGTCAAAAATATTTTTTTTTTTTTTATCTAAAACTATATTGAAAGAGATAAGACAATTAATTGAATTAAATTCATCCACAATTTTGTTAAAAGCAATAACAACTGCAGATTCGGTGTCATCTCTGTCTTTGCGTATGTAGTTTATAAGTGTATCGCTTAAAGTTTGTATATTAAATATCGGTTTTAATTGTTGTTGGTTACAGGGGCCAGTGTGTTGCGGCTGCTCAATAGGCGGCTGCGGTTTAGCTAAGCCAATATTGCGTTTCAGAACAGCGGCAGCGCGGTTATTTTCGTGTTGCGGCAGTTGCGATGTGGGCGACCTTTTAAGCTCAGCATTTATATCATTTACAAGTGTGTCTGCGTCTGCGTTATGTAATTTAGTTTCCATTTATTTTATTATTAAAAATTAAATATTAGTAGAAATTAAATATTAGTAAAAATTAAATATATATATTATTATTAAATAACATAATAATTTAGTAATATGATAAATATAAAAAGAATATCATCAAATAATATAACAACATTAAATAATTCATTAATACCGTCAACTATACAACAATCTGTTTTGCCTAATCAACAAATTCCAACTAATCAACAAAATCAACAAAATTCAAATAAAGACATATCTACACAATTTTTTGATAAAAAGAAAAAAAAGAAAACAATTACATCAACAGATACAAATACAGATACAGAAAATATAGTAGATATTGATATACTTAGTAAGAAAAAGAAAAAACATTTTTCATCTTTAAATACTAATCAAACAGATAAAAAAAAGAAAAAATTAACTTTGTTAGATAAAAAAAAAAAAAAAAATTTAAAAAAAAATGGAATCCCATGGGCACTTTTACCAGATAAACTAAAAAAGCGTTTAAAATTTGATGGTATGAAAGAAAAAATATGTGGCTTGCAATTTGGAGATTTTATAGATATAGATGTAGACGATAGAACTGTATATTGGGGTATGGGTATTGAACATGAAATGCAACTTTTTCATAAAGCAAAATCTGGTATGAAAAACACTTCAATTCTTTTTAATTCACAAGAATCAACATGCACATTATCAGGTGATACGCATAAGCAGGGAGCTTGTTGCAAAATGAAAACCCCTTGTTATACTCACAATAAAGATGAAATAGCATCTTTTGCATTAACAAAAGAAGAAAAACGCTATTTATTTAATATGCAATGGGAACTTACTGGACGACAAGCTAAAGGATGCTTGCCAGAACCTACTATCATTAAGCGCGTCCCTGTGCTTATGCCAGAACTTATAACTACCAACTTTACAAATCGCACAATACAAAGTATATCACAGGAAATTCGTGAATTAGAGAATAATTTTATTGCAATTCAAATGAAAAATCCCTATACACGTGAAAAAGTTGCAAAATATGGTGCACTCACTACACATAGCTGCGGTTCACTAGATAATATTTTAGTTCCTAAAACACCTACAATACATTCACCTGAATATCAATTTGACATTGAGCCAATGACAGATTATTTAGGCAGCTATCATGTTACTATAACATTGCCATATACACGTGATATTAAAAAAACTGACTACATTAAAATGCATAAAGAAATGGCCAATCAAATACAATGGCTAGAACCCCTTTTAACATGTGCATTTTTTAGTGGTACTGCTGCAGCTGTAGGTGTAAGTGGCGAAGACAAAGATACGGAAGGCAGTTTTCGTGTAATGAATATTGGATGGGGAAATTTTGCAGGTAGTAATATACGCAAAATGGGCACATCTGGTTTAGATCGTGGGGCAAACATTTTTCCTAATTGGCGGCGAGGGTTTCATTTTAAGCAGACTAAACGGTTAGACCAATGCGCGCAAAAAACAGAGCCATATTATAAAAAAGCGCATTCTATTCATGCAGGAGATTTTCGTACATTTGGATATGAACCTGACTATAAAAAATGTAAAGAATTATATCGTGCAGATGAATGCCCTAAAGCAGATGGCGCCCCTATAAAACCACCATATGGTTTGGAAATTCGCATTTTTGACCACTTTAAGAGTGAGTATTTGATTCAACTGCTTAAGTTAATAGTTTTAATTGCAGCAAATGGTGCACGCCATCCTGCTACCCAATATATTTATCATGATAAACGATGGATTGAGGCTTTGCGGGAAGTTATGCGCGATGGGTGGAATTCAACGCTATCAGCTACATATGTTACCGCATTACGGACAAATCTTGGCCTACCTATACAAACCGATTCCCTGCTTGCAATGGATATTCTTACAGCCATAACAGATGAACTCCATGCAATTAATAAGGAATCATTTATAGTGCGCATTATGGATGAAACACCTATGGTAAAACCAATACTCCCAGAAATTAACCGCCTATGCTGGGAACTGCCATTTGTTAAACATTATCAGCGGAAATTTCTTAATATAATGCGGCACATTTTCTTTCCAGGCGAAACAGTCACGCCGGCAGTATTCTCTAATCGTATGGAAGAGCAAATGGGTTCAACTGAATGGGATAAATGGCGTAATGATGTTAATGATGTTCTCTATACTCTAGAAACATATAAACATGTTAAGCTTAATGTATTTAATGGGCAAATTATAGATGTCACCGTAATATTTTAATTAAACCTGTATCAGGCTGCGAAAAACACGCACAAACACAAAAACACACAAAACACGTTTCCCCCTTTATCATGATATTCATGCTATCCTTAGCAACATTTCCCTAGTACCATTAACATTTTCATCATTTTACTAGCACCACCCCCCTTATTACTTAATCATAGTGTTGAAAATTGTATGATATTTAAAGTTTGTCCACATTTGATGGAAAAAAGCAGCTCAACTAACAATGTTTGATTTGTAATAGGGATTTTATCATATCGATTAAGTGAATAATATTGGCAGTTATCAAATGTTGCTTGCTTTTGTGTAAATATAATATTAAAACCAATACTTGCCATAAAGGCATTTAACCTTTCTAATTGATTTTGGGAAAGACTATTTATATCTACTTGTCCAGATGCATTACCATAATAATATTTGCAAAGATCTGTAAAGAATTCCAATAAAAACTCAAATAATTCAACAATACTGGCATTGTCTAAAGAAAACACAATAGATTTAGGTGGTTTAGGAATATTACTTGCAGTAACGGTTATAAATAATTCATCAGATGTAATATCCATATTTATTTGCGTGGTTGTTTATTTGCTTGTTTATGTGCGTGTTTGCTTGTTTGCTTGTTTGCTTGTTTAGTATGTTATATTTTTCTAATTTTATATTTATATGTACATTTTTTTATATGATTTTATAGTAGAGTTAGCAAAATTGGCAGAATACATAAATTAAACTAAATTAAACTAAATTAAACTACATTTATTTGTAATTCTTTGCAATGATAAATCATAAATTAACAGATGCAAACAAAAGTATTATTTATGCTATAATAGTTTTGATTGTATTGGCATTTATTTGCCATATTAGTAATTGGATTTGGGGTAAAGAAAAGTTTTATAATACTATGGGAGGTTCTAGCAGTTGTGGTTGTTCAGGTAATTCTGTAATTACATTACCAGCTGGATTTGCACCACCACAAAATACTAAATATACTAATATTAGTTATTGGTCTTATCCAGATAATGTATTACAGGAAAATTGCTCAAAGAATAGTACACCTAAACCTACACTATGCAGTAATGGTGCACAATCTACTCTAGATAATGCAACAAAAGGATTGCTATATAAAACTATGTATAATAGAGCAGGTTTAGAGGTAATGAGTCGGCATTTTATGTAAATTATTAATATTTTTTATATATCTATATAAACTAATAAAATTCTGACACTAGTAACACATTAGTAACAATGGGTAAACAACATAAATCACATAAATCACATAAATCTGTAAATACTTCTAAAACTAAAAAACTACGTCCATCTCCAATTGAAAGTGCTACATCATTACCTGAAGGTAGTATTCGTAGAGGTGGAAATAATGGCAAATGGGTAATTAAAGAAACTACAAATGGGACTGGACGTTGGATGCCAATTGAAAATATTAAACTTAATGGCTGGCAATTGTTAACAGTTGATTATTTAGAGAAACATATTGGAAAATCAATAGATATATATGATACTGAATATAGCGATAAATGGCCTACTAAATCTGCTAAAATGTATAAATGGAAATTTACACCTAATGGTGATGCTAATGTAAATAGAAAAAAAACTAACTTAATAGGATGGCTTAAGACTCGTAAACCTGCTGTTTTACCTGGTCAAATATTTTCAGTTTTAGGAGATGGTGAATTTCCAAGTGTTCAAATTGATAGTAAATATTCAAATATAGCAAGTTCTAATGTTATGAATATAATGTCATTTGTTAAATGTGTAAAAAACAAGTGAATTATTCATTAGGCATTATTCATTATTCTAATACATCCCAATAATATCCCGTGTAACATAACGATTTGCACAATAAACACCTTTGCTAGTAATAACTGTAACCTGAAAATCCCAAGAATTATCAGCATTAAATATTAAACCATTTGGACGATATTCATCTATTTTTAAATTTTCAACAATATATTGTGCAACTGGTTTATCAAAAACATGTAGCATATCACCTGTCACTGAATATGATTTATAATACAAATATATAATGTTTTCAAAACTGTCATTAGCAGCTTGCATTTGTTTTTCTAAATAATCAAAATAAAATACTTTGCTAACTGTGCTTGTTCCCTGCTGTGGAGGTGTATCTACATTTTCACGTGCAATAATTAACTTTGCTAGTTTCCAAATCCCTGTTGATTTAACTGTATGGTATTCTAATTCTTTACGTTCAACTTCCTGTTCAGCTAAAGTTTTCAACAGTTGATATTTTTCATAGGGGTACTCCGATGCTTTAAGAGTAAGCATGCTTTTTGTTGATAATTCTAATTCCTGCTGATCTTCAAAGTTTAATTTGCCGATATTATAAGAGTCTACAGTAATATCTACAAGCGCACTCATTGTAGCACTCATTGTAACATCCATTACAGTTTAATCTATGTCAGTTAATTTTCAAAATTTAATTATATTCTTAAATACACTAGGTATTTAAAAATTCAATAAAATACGAATATACACTTAAAGCATATAAGTAATTGTAATACTAATATTTATTACTGTTACTAATACAATTACTAATAGATAAATATATTTACAATGCTAGATATACATACAGATTCAAATACTAACACACAAGTATTAGAAACTAGTATACCTTACTATAATTCACCAATTGCTATAAGTCATTATATTACACAACCAAAATACAACCAAATAAAAAAATCATATCATATTACTAATTATAGGTGGGTTTACGATTTTATTAATATTTTAGAAATTAAAGTAGGTGATGAATTTATATTTAGAAAAATAAACAAAAATATTTTTATTAGTTGCAAATGTAGTGTTTCTACATGCGAACTACTTATTTTAAATGTTAAAGTATATATATTTAAAGATCCGGTATCTAGCACTCCAGATATATCTAGTCCTCTAGATACATCTAATCAGACAAATAGAAATTTTACAGCCACTATCAATGATGCTAATGATGCTAATGATGCTAATGATGCTAATGATGCTAATGATGCTAATGATATTATAAATAAATCCTATACACACTTTGAATTTAAAATAGTTGAATCACGCAAAATTATTACTATATTAGATAATAGAAATAATTTAGTGCAAATTAGTGGTGTTGATCCTAATGGGATGCATATATGCAACGGTAGTGTTTATGATAGTGATAACAATAAAGTATTTCATATTATAGCTTTAACATCTTTAACAACATCTCCAAAAATAGAACTTAATTTAAGTGATATATTAAAATTATTTATACATTATTGATGTATTGATGTATTCGCATATCCAAGCCTATTACTATTAGCTATCATTTTACAAGATAGTAAATATTTCTCATTTTGCTGAGTTATGTAAATGATAAAACAGTTACCTCATTGTCATTAATTATTTCTAAAACTTGAGGGAGTCTTGTTTTATCTGTTAAATCTGATTCACCAAATGCTTTTGACATACCCACATCACACCTCCAGACACGTCCATTACAAATTGAGTTCATACCTAAATTATTTAAATGTTGGGGTGAATGACCAACAGCAATATGATGTGATGGTGTTGATGGGTTATTAAGTATATTATAAGCTTTCAAAGCTTTATCTATTTCATTGCATAGTTGGGATTCTTTATTTGGTAATGGCTTACCAATATTACTATATTTACGTGACCAAAACACACCATCACTATCATCACTATCATCATTCATGTCGCTATCACTATCTAGAGCTGATGATTTATTTGATAGTTTATGTGTTGGTTTATTTGATAGTTTATTTGTCAGTTTAGGTTTAATAATTTCACAATAATTATGATATATATCCTTATTTTTAGTATCTAATCCCAATAAATGGAATGACACTATATTATTAAGCAACTCGATATTATATGTTGAAATAGTTGCATATGTTGGTCCCCCATGACAAAATAACCAACTGCCAACTTGCAACATAGTATAGTAATTTACAGCTAATAAATTGGCACATATTCCTGTAGGTGCAAATGAATATAAACGCTCACGATAACCATCAGGTTTTTTAATTTTATTATTATTTAGTATTTTCATGTTTTTCTTTAGTGTTAATGAATTATATGGAAACTTAGACTTATAATAATATGTTGATTTTAGCTGCTTTGAAAAAGAGTTAAATTCCCTTGCAGATACATAACGGAAATCCCCCTCTGTATTCATAATTTCGTGATTTCCCAATATAGAAAAAACGTGACCATTATGCTTTTGTGCTAGTGTATCTAGATATGTGAATAAATAAAATAGCTCTAATGTTGAACCTTCATCATTAAATGCAGTATCTAGAGCTATATTATTACTATCCCAATGTTGAGCTCTTACACGATCAATCTGATCGCCAAGCTGAACTACATATGTGTTAGAACCAATCCACTTCATTGATTTGAAAAAGTTAGTCATTTCTATAGTTGAATGTGTATTTGGTATCATAGTTGTCACTGATATTACTTTGGCTAATACAAGGCATTTAATTGCCGCATGAAAATCGCCATGAATATCGCCAATAACTATAATGCGTGAGGTTCTGGGGTATATGTGAATCCGCTTTGCTGCAGTTTTTAAATAAGAATCACACACCTTATCATTATCATAGTATGTGTCAATTAAAGTATCTAGATATGTAGGGTTATGTGTTGTGGTGTTTGTTGAAGAATTTGCTGAGAAATTGTTATATGTGTTTAGAGGACGATATTTTTTATGTTTATGGTTATGTGATTGTGATTGTGAATTTGATTGTGAATTTGATTGTGATAGTGTTAATTTACTAGATGATTTCCTCTTTTTACTCATAGTACCTAGTCTACCTGGTCTACGTGTTAATTGGCTTATTAAATTTATTAAATTAAGATTTATACCTATAGATTTTGATATCGATTTTGATATCGATTTTGATATTGGCTGTTTACCACTGTTAGCCATTATTACTATAATAAATATAGAAATTTTACTCACTACTCATTTATTAAATAGCGGTTAAATTATACAAAGAATTTATAGGAAATTTATAGAGAATAATATAGTTACATATAGTTGCATATCTAGCAAAGTAAATTTTGCAATAAAATGAGTAATACAGAGGTAAATAGTGCAATATCTATAGATGATGCTATCCCAACTATTGAAGAAACTATAGTTGAAGATGTACACTATGATAGGGATGGGGATGGTAATGGGGATGGTAATGGGGATGATCATGAAATGGATCAAGATGAAGATCAAGATCAAGATCAAGATGAAGATCAAGATCAAGAAATTGTCATTAAAGAAATGGATACTGAGTCCAATTTTCTCTATGATATATTACACAGGATTGACAATGTGCTTGTAGGTGCTCGTGTTTACATTGAAAATAATTATTTTAATTTTTCTGATAATGATGATATTCATATGGTGTTTCCAGGTCTCTATATCAGTGGTTACTCCCCAACAACAAATATAGAATTATTGAAATCTTTAAATATTAAGAAAATTGTAACTGCACTACCTTACAGTAATCCACCATTTCCAGAGTTGTTTAACTATATACATATTCCTTTGTATGATGATAAAAGTGAAAATATCCAAAAATATTTTTCAAAGGTTAATCAAGTTCTAGCAAGCAGTATATTAGCAGGCGAAAATGTTATTGTTCATTGTATGGCAGGACGCTCTAGAAGTGTTACTTTAGTGATGGCATTTTTAATATGGATAATAAAAGGGGATTGTAGAGATTGTGGAAATTGTAGTATTAATCTTGATAGTAGTGTATTAGTGCACTCTAAACTATTAGGTGGTGATGGTGGTGGTGATGGTGGTGGTGATGATGACCAAGGTTCAGTTAAGTATAGATTTGATTTAATTATGGCAGAAGCAAATATTTTAAATCTATCTAAGCGGCGAATTATAGATAAAGTTATCAATGGAAATCGCGATATAGTTATTATTCCTAATGGACAAATTAATTATAGTGATCAGCATTATAACGCAAAGGTTGACTCTGAAAAAATGCATGAAAAAATGCATGAAAAAATGCATACTAATGTATCTGAAATTACTAAACCTACACAAATTGAGCGCACTACTAACTTTGTAATTTATAAAAAAACGTGCATGATTAATGATCTTATTCAAATCCAAGATAACTATTGGAATCAAATGAAAAAAGGGGATAATGGCAACAAAACTTTAATAGTTGGAAATCTAGTTTCATTAATTAATCAATATGTGCGAAAATACCGCCCAATTGCATGCCCTAATGATAACTTTATTGACCAATTACAAATATTTGCCGCACTATAATGGGTATATAAATATATATGATAAATGTATATATTAAATTCAGTGAGTTGGTTGTTAATTTATAGAAATGAGAAAATGGATTAGTAATAAATTAACAAAAATTGGAAAGTTTTTTAGTAAAAGCAAAAAAAAAAAAAAAAAAAAAAAAAATATTAAAAAAATAAAAAAAAAAAAAAAAAAAAAAATAAAAAAAAAAAAAAAAAAAAAAAAAAAAAAAAAAAAAAAAAAAA